ATGAACGGCGTCGTCGAGTCCGTTACGGCCGGCATTTCCGCCATGTTCGTCGGCATGCTCTCGTCCATGCATTTCAACATCCGCCCCGTTCGCCAGCATGTCCTGGCTCTGGCCGGCGCAGGGCTAGCCGCCGGCATTGGAGCGACGGGAGCCTTGTCGCAGGCGCAACTCCCCGATTCCTTTTTCGCTGATCGCCCGGCCTTTTCCCGGCCGGAGCAGCCGGCCAAGCCGGCGACCTGCGACGATGTCGCCGCCCAGCTTCCGGATTCGGTTCCTCGCGATTCGCGTGTCGATATGGCCATTGCCGGTCCCGTGACACTGATTCAGACCGATGGAGCACTCTGGTATGTCGCGGTCTGTGCCGATCCGGGCGTGCGCGTGCTCTGCGTGACCTACAGCGCGAATGAACTGAAGCTCGGCGACAAAGTGGTCCTGCGTGGCGGATATAGCCGTCAGAATCCCCGCCATGTCCTCCTCGACCCCTGTCTGGCCTCGCCCGAATAGCGCGGCGTCGAGCGCAGGATTGTCCGTGCGCGGTCAGATATTTTTCCACTGCTCCGCTTTGTTCGGCAGACACGCTTGACACTTCCGGCCGGGGGCCATAATCCACACCTCGCTGACGGCCACCGCGCCCCAGCCGCCCTGCGCGGGCGTAGCTCAGTTGGTTAGAGTGCCGGCCTGTCACGCCGGAGGTCGCGGGTTCGAGCCCCGTCGCCCGCGCCATGTATCTCTCTGAAGATACTGAATTTTCTCATCTCACAAAATCTCCCAAGGTCCTGAATTCGGAATCGCCTGACCGGCAATTTCGGAATTATGAGCCGCTTTCGTTCGCGGCCCGAGCTCGTCGCCCCTTCCTCCGAGCCTCTGGAACTTTAGCTGCCGTGGCGATCTGCGCGGGCGTGTAGGTGCGTTGCAAAGCCTTCGATTCGGCGATGGTGTTGCCCATGACATCGGACAGTGCCTTCGGGTCGACTTCGCCGGCCGAAGCCTCCAGCGCACCCGAACGACGGATGTCCATCAGCGTGCGCGGATCGTTCGGGAACACCAGCTTGCGGATGTCCCGGAAGTCCTCCGCCAGACTGTTCTTCCGGTAGTCCGAATCGCGCCGCGTCCTGAAGATCGGCCGTTCGAGGTCGACGACCTTCCGATCCTTGAGATAGGCGTCGACGACCTTCGCGGCGCGTCGCGTCAGGGGAGCGTAGGCGAGGGCGTTCGTCTTGCCCCTGGTAATGGCAAAGGCCTCCAGGTTGCCATGGCGGATGCGCTGGGCAGGCTTGAGCATCCGGGCGTCGACCGGCGACATCATCCCGTCCCACATCACAGCGAGGATCGCGGCCAGGCCCTTGAAGCCCTCCCGCCAGGCTCGCTTGCCGATGCGAGCGATCTCCCACTGCTGCCATTCTAGCGACCGCGGCGCCGGCTCGGTATTCCTCACGCCGAAGGACGGGTCGTTGTCGGCATCGCAGTATTTCAGTGCGGCCATGACCTGCCAGAGGGCGCGCCAGATCTTGATGCAGCGATGCGCCTCGCGCTGGGAAACGTGCTTCTCGATCTGAGCGCGCCAGGCACTGATATCGATCAGCGTAATGGTGCTCGGCTTCACGTCGCCGAACACGGGCGAGAGACGAACCCAGACACGATCCCACTCTTCACGGGTTCGCGGCTGCTTCTTCGTCCACTCGACGGTACGGCGGTAAGCCTCCCAAGCTTCGCCGACGGTGCCCTTCGGCCATTTCGGCCGATTGTCCTGTTCGTCGCCGGCGCCTCCTCGGCGGGCCTGCCACATGGCGTTGTAGAGCCGAGCGGCAGCCATGCGGGCTTGTTCGCCGGCTGGACCAAGCGGGCGCGCGGCGAAGCCCGCAGGCACCTTGCCCCGCGGCTCCCAGTACGCCCGCCCCTTGCGCTCGTAGTAGTAGGGGATCTTCAACGACTTACCGCCCGGCCTTGGCATTGGCGAACATCCCCTTGATCCTGTCGGACACGACGTTCCGGGCGTCCTGAGCGCCCGGCTGGTGACCAATCAGGTCGAAGAGGGACGGATGACGCAAGCGCCGCCACTGAACGACGGCATCTAGGTCGATCATCCCGGTCGTGGCGTCTGGCTGCGGGAAGCCGCGCGCGACGAGGGCGGCGAGCTTTGCGCGCATGTCAGCCTCGCTGATGTTCATCAGCCGGCCGGCATCGGCCAGAGTGCCGTCGCCGAGGATCTCGCTGACGAGCATGTGGCGAGCGCGCGCCATCGTCAGGCCCTCCTCAGCGCATTGCCGGAGGTGACCATCGTGAAGCCATCCTCAAACAGGAGGCCGACAGAGTTCATCGTGCCGCGGGCGAAGACGCGGCAGCGCTGGCCTTTCCGGCCGCAGCGATCCCAGCGGTAGAGATAGACGCGGGATTTCCCAGTTGGGCTGCCGGCGCGCCTAGGCAGGCTGATAGGGCTTAATGAGCCCAACGCCGGCAGCAGCCGCTCCGACCGAGGGGAACCGACGGGAGCGGCGAGCGCAAGCTGGAAGAAATTCGAGAGCAGCGCGTCCTTCATTTGCAGGAGATCTCCTTGCCGGGCCTCGCCTTTGCTCGCAGTGCGGCGCGGCTGGCGATCTCAGCGCGCACGCCACGAAGGCGCTTCCACTCGGCTTGAGCGGCGTCGGCACGGTTGACCGTCTCACGCTCGCTGGCGGTCAGGTGCTCGCGCCAAGTCGGTTCCGGGCGGGGCTTGAACTTGCTCATGCGGCCTCCCGATCGTTCTTGCGCAGCCAGCCGCCCGAATGGCGGCCTTCGTGGCCGATGCGCCAGATGAAGAAGCTGAAATCCTTGGTGCCGCCTCCGGGCTTTTCACCGGCGAGGATCACCGGGCCGGGCGGCATCGAAGGGCGAGGGCAGAGGTCGAGCACTTCCGCCAGCGGTGTCGTCTCCAACCAGCGCGATCGCTCGTCGCCGTGGCGCCAGGTGGTCGGCAGCAAGAGGGCGACAACCTTGCGGGCGCGCTGGAGAGCGAGACGGGCGAATGCCTCCGCGTGCTTGAACGGCGGGTTCGAGACGATGGCATCGGGCTCGGCCCAGATGCGGCTATTCTTCTCGGTGGGCCAAGCGCCACTGATGAAGTCGGCAACGCGATAGATGCCGAGGTGTGGCTGATCGCGCCAGCGCGGAGCGATATCCGAGCCGCCGGCGCGGAAGCCGGCCACCGCGGCGCTGTGAACGATCCGGCCCAGCCCGCAGGCCGGGTCGAGCACCGTCTTGCACCCCTCCAGAGCGCCCGATGCGAACAAGCGCTCCGAGACCCAGCGGTCCTCGACATACCAATCGTCAGGATGACGGTCCCAGATGTGGCTCTTGCGCTCGCGGGCCAGGGCATCGGTCACGACTTAGGCCTCCGCCAACTGGACGGACTTGTGCCCTTCCATCCACGCGGCAGCCTCAGCCTCTCGCCCCTCAGCGCGGTACTCGCCGGGCATGGCACGCGTACCGAGACCGGCTTCTTTCGCCTCGCGACCGCGACGGCTGGCGAGATCGGTCGAGGTCGGCTGATCCCCGGGGAAGCGATCATCGTCGTCCGGACGGCCACCTTGGCCAGCGTCGTGTTCCTGTCCCTGCTCGATCCGCCCGGTCGTCACGTTGTTCGGCTCGCTCTCAATGACGTCGCCAACACCCGCATCATGTGCGATTGCAGGCGCTCCGAGAGGCACCGTGTTGGCCAGCGCATCAAGCTTACCGGCAAGCGAACGAGGCGCGTTCCGCTGGGCGTCGGCCTTCGCACCTTCGAAATCGTACAGCGCGTCGTCGCGACGAATGACGTCGTCAAGGTCAGTGCTCATCGGCAAGCGCTTGGCCAGCCGACGCAGCACCGTCTTGCGCGCCATTTCGCCCCACCATTGAGTCCAGGGGCCGGAATTCCTCGCCTTGCTGACGGCGCGGATCTTCTCGACCTCGCCGACGGTCATGACCTCGCGATAGGTGCCGCCGTCCTTCGTCTTGGCGACGGCGTAGACTATGCGCGGCTTGCCGGGGTCGCCATCGAGAAAAGGCTCGTGCTCGATCGTCTCATCGTCGCCGAGCCGATAGAAGAACTTGTCCTTTTCGTGGGCGACGTAGGCCGAGATGCTGAGGAGCTCGCCGCTGTTGCGAACCTTCTTCAGGATGCCGGCGATCATCGGCATCCACTGGACTTTCTGGCCGTAGATGACGAGCGCGCCATCGCGACCGTCCGGGAGCAGGCCGTCCTGGGCCGCCTTGAGCGATGCCTCGAGCAGGCTGGCGCGGTCTGCGCGCAGGAGGTCGGGGTTCGATCCGACCGCGGTCATGACAACGCGCGCGAAGCGCTCGACAGGGATGTGCGCGGGCAGGGCAAGCTTGAACTGTCCCTCCATACGCTCGACATCGCTGCGCGCGGCCGCCAACGGGCTGAGCGTCTTGTTCTGGGTCTGCGGGGCTACGGCGTTCACGCGGCCTCTCCTTCGATGCTGAACTTCGGATAGGTGTAGGTGCTGGCCGGCGACGGCTTGCGGTTCACGCGGATCGTCTTGACCCGCACGACGCGGCCGTCAGCGGCGCGGCCCACAGCGGCGGTACCGAGTTTGGCAAGGAGCTCGACCTCGAGCACCCTGCGCTTCTTCTCGGCGTCGGCGCCGGCCTTCTCGACGGCCTTCAACTCGGCGCGCTCATCAAGGATTGCCGGGACACGGTTGTCGGCCGACCAGTCCACCTCGGCTCCTTCGTCGCCGGCGTAGGTGCTGCGGACGAGATCGCCGTCCCGCGCAAAGTCGGGCTCGGGCGGGGAGCGTTCTTCGACCCGGCGCCAGAACTCGCCGACCTCCTCGACCAGCCGCGCCCAGACCCCATCATGGATCGGGATGTCGAAGAGCTTCAGCTCAGTGTTGATCCCGCCGATCATCAGCGCGACGCAGGCCCAGGACGCACCAGTCAGCTTGGCCTCGACAATCGCCTGGATGGCGATCCACGCGGGGATCTCGACCTCGCCGTCCTCGTTCACCCACTTCTTGCGGAAGATCAGCCCATCGGTGGTCTTCACCTGGATGATGCCGAGGCCGGGCAGGTCGGGGCGCGACGCGAAAACGTCGGGCGTCGCGCCGATGCGGGCGGCCGGCAGTCGGTAATAGGCGTTGTTCGCCGCGAAGACGTTCCAGTCCGGCTTGAGCAGCCGCACCATCTCGATCGCAGTCTTCTCGAACAGCGTCCCCCGCAGGATTGGCGGCAGGACGATCGAGTCCTCGGTCACCGTCGGAGTGACCTCCTCCTGCGGCGGGGCGAGCCCGGCCTTCTCCAGATAGAGGCCGTAACGGGTCGCGTACTGGTGCTCTTGGAACAGGGCGCCGGCGACCGAGGCGGTGATGTCCTGCCCGCGCAGGCCCATCCACTGCTCGCGGTTCTCGATAGCGATGCGCTGGACGTCCGTTGGCAGCAGCGTGAGGGCGAGCGCCTCGGGAGACAGTTTGAGATCCTGATTCATGTGGTGATCCACCAGAAGCGCGCGGCGAGGGCCGGCAGGATGGCGACGAGGAGATAGGCGGCGGCCGCGTCAGCGACCTTGTCGACGGGCCAGGCGACCGGGATGATGCCGTCGTGGGTGACGCGCTCGTCGACCTCGACGGTGAAAACCTCGCGGCGCTTAGAACCGAGGCGGTTGAGGTGGTCGCAGACGCGCTGGGCGGCAGCCGGGTCGAGGTAGTGCTCGATGTGCCCCATCCGGCCGGCGTGGACCGCATAGGCGATCTCGCGCGCCTCTGCCTGGTCGAAGGCTGGGACGTGGTATGTGATGGTCACGACTGGCCCTCCGCTTTCGCGAGAGCAGCCACCCAGTCACGGATCGCCTGGCATTCGGCTGGATTGGCGCCGGCCGCGCGATAGACCTCCGCCAGCTTCACGGCGAGGTGCTTCCCCGCGAGCGCGAGAGTCATCTTCTCGAACGACAGGCGCTCGATCCGGTCGAGCGAGCTTTCGGTGATCGCGACGCTTGCCATCACCGCACCTCGAGGCCGCGGGCGATGTCCTTGCCGAGCTGGTGCTGGTGATCGTTGTAGGCCGCGCGGTCCGCATCCGCGATCTCATCATTGACGTGGTCTGAGATCGCGTGAGTGGCGCGGTCGTGCGCCTCAGCGGCTTTGACCACCATCTCGTAGAGGACGTCGCCGGCGAGCAGCTTGTGCTTCGTGTTGATGGTCGTGAAGCGCGGGCCGGGCGTGGCGACGTCGAGCCAAATGCTCTCGATCGTCCATGTGCCGTCAGGGCGGGCATTCAGGTCGATGTCCCCGTTGAACTCGACCCGGGCATTCTTCACGGCGGGGAGGAGGTTCATCTCCTCGGCCTGGTAGGTGAAAGCGTACATGGCGATCCCCATCGGCGGGTTGCTGATGGAGATCAACATAGAAATGAACACGATCTATGTCAACATGGATTATGTGAACATTCGGCAATCGCGCGCCGGGAGCCTGCCGATGGCTTGCGGTTCGGGGCTGGACTCTTCGCTCGACCTGAGTCGTAAATGAGAACTTAAAGAGAACAAAAGGCAGGGCTGGCTATGAGTATGGGTTGGTCGAACCGGCGCGTTCCAGCGCCCCCGCTGGGTGAACTGGACGCCCTTGAGGTCATGTGCTCGCCCTGCGGAAGGGGCAAATCGATCGAGGGGACGGAGCTTGCAAACCTCCGAGAGCGCGGCATCGAGCGAGTCGACGACCTGAGGGGAAAGCTGCTCTGCAAGAGCTGCGGCGAGCGGCATCAATTGACGCTCATGCCGGTTTTCCGGCGGCCGACTTTCCGCGCTGAGCAGGTTTGCGCGGCGTAGCGCTGGAGATTCGTCGTTAGCCTTGAGTCTGGCTCGACGGGACGAGGGGGCGCTATGGGCGCCCCTCTCCACGGTCACGGCCAGGATCGTCCGGAAGCGTCGCGGACAGGTCTATGAACTGGATATAGGTTATATACCTACCTCGCGCGGGAGCGTGTCGCGCGAATCCTGCGCGCGCGGTTAGGCTACGCGCGCGTGCCGAGCCTCAGATTTTGCCGAGCCCGAAACGGATAATCGCGAAGCTGGCTCCCATGATCGCGAGGATCATCCCGAGGAGCTGCCACGTCGTTGGCATTGCTGAAATGCGGCCTTTGACTTCTGCGACATCTTTGCCGAGAGCGTCGAGCTTGGTGTCGATCTTGTCGAGCCGCTTCTCTATTCCTGATACGCGCGCTTCCATGTCTCCAGATGTGCCACCGCCGCCTCCTCCTTTCAAGGTGGGCGCGCGCCCGCCGGTGTCCTGCTTGCCCCCTTGGATCAACTGAAATTCGAGACCCATTACTTCTTCCTCGCCCATTTCGCGACGACTGAAACGTCGTGAAGGTTAGTCAGTCCGCAGTTGGTGCAGGTCATGGAGAAGAATTGGCGGGAGTTTATTTGGTGGTCGTAAGGGCCCGGCTCGGAATAAATTACCTCCCAATTGGGGTTCCTACAAAGCTTGCACGGTTGGTCGAGCTTCTTGGCATCAACGAACCGAGTTACATCGTTGCTCATTGGGTCACCTTGGCAATCATGCGGACCGGAGCGATCCATCCGTTGTCGATCTTCATCCGCCCCAAAGCTCTTCGGTCGGTATGACCCTGAAGGTCCGCAAAATCTCGTCGTGTCCGAACTCGAGGAAGCCTTCGGGATTGAACTGCTGAACCCTGATCTTCCTGGCGTCGCGGCCGACGAGCATCTTGACGTAGGCCTTGCCCGGGCGGCCCTCGTCGCTTGGGTGGAGTTCGATGACGACGAAGTCTTCGATGGCTGGTCGCTTGGTGTCGACGTAGATTCGCTCGCCATCGCGGAACTTCGGCCACATCGAGTGATTGGCCACGCGCAACGCGAATACGCCCTTGCGATCTACGAGTCCCGGCGGCCGCACGACGCGATCGATCACCTGGCCGTTGAATTCGAACGCGCTCTCGTCGCCTTCGATGCTGGCTATCCCGAGACCGAGCTCCTCCACATCCCTGATGCGAGGCACCCAAGGCTCGCGAGCGGGCCCCTCCATAACGACATTTGGTTCAGTCTGAGGTGGCGGGTTGGGGGATGGTTGTGCGCCGACAGGTGCGTCAGCCTCGGTGCGCCGGGGGGATCCCAGGGGCGGTAGATCGAACGGTAAAGACTCAATCCCTTGCCCGGTGAGGAGCCATCCGGGGGTCGTCTTGAATGCGTTCGCATACTCGATCGCCGCATCGGGTCCGAACTCGTTTTGGCCGTTCTCGTGTGCGCCATAAGTGGACACAGTCCACCCAAAGCGCACGGCCGCGCTGCGCGCTGACTTGAAGCCCGCTTTGGCGCGCGCCTTGCGCAATCTGCTGCCCATCTCTTCCATGGGCAGGTTATCACACGTTGTGTGAACAGAGATCATGTTGACATGATCAACACGATCCGTGTACATCTGCAGCATGCGATCTGTTCCAGACATTTTCGACGCGTTGGGTGGGCCCGCTGCGGTCAGCCGAGCTCTTTCGATTGGTGGCTCTACCGCATCCGAAATGAAGAGGCGGGGGTCGATCCCACCCGAGTACTGGGCCGAGCTTGTGGAAGCCGCGAGAGCCTCCGGCCGAGATGACATCTCGTTCGAGACGCTCGCTCTGATCCACGCCCGGGCGAAGGGCCGTGATCGCGGCGCCGATGAGGCCGCCTGATGATCCCAACTCGCCCCCCGAACGCAACGCCACGCAACTCACTGCCCGAGAGATAGGGCCAGGCGGGCAGGGCACGCACCGAGATTTTCACCGCTTCCGTCTCCCCATTCGAAAGCCCGCCCATGACTGAGATGACGCCCAGGGAGAAACGGATCCACGCCGCGCTTCGCGAACTGATCGCGGAAGCCGGCGGGTGCGGAGAGGCTGCCGGTGCCATTGGCTTGAAGAAGGCTCAGCTGGGCCGGATGCATGTCGATCCGCCCGAGGCATTCATGAACGTCTTCCAGCTTTCGAAGCTCGAGGCGTTCGTCGGCAAGCCGATTGTGACGCAGGCGATGGCGGCAATGCTCGGCTTCGACATCGCGCCCCAGGAGCAGGTGGCCGGCAAGGCCCTCTGCGTCCACGCGTCGATCAGCGGCGTGATGGGCGAGGCAACGCAGCTCGCCAAGACGTACGCCGAACTCGTCGCAGACGGCATCAGCCCGACCGACGCCACTCTCATCGAGAACGAACTTCGCGATGCCGCGCGCGCCGTTGAGCACGCCCGGCAGGCGTGTGCTGCCATCCGAGCCAAGAGGATCGCCTGACATGAGCAATGGATTCGACTCCGCAGTCCTGAAGCGCTTTGTGACCGACATCGAGCGGCACCACGAGACGATCGCCTCCTACAAGGGCGAGCACGCGCAGCGCGTAAAGAGCGTCCAGGAGTTGATCACCGAGGTCTTCGATCGAGCGAAGGACGCCGGAATTCCTCGGAAGGAATTGAAGACGGTCATCAAGGAGCGCCGCCTCCTGGTCCAGATCGAGAACCTCCGCGAGGAGCTCGAGGAGGACCAGCAGGAGACGCTCGATCAGATCAAGCATGCCCTCGGCATGATCTCGGATTTGCCGTTGGGCGAAGCAGCCCTCAAGCGTTCAGACGCGATCGACAGCCTCACCGACGATGACGACGAGGATGGAGCCGCAGGCAAGGCCAACGCTGCCGCGCTGCGCGGCGGCATTGCGCCGCTGAACTGAGGAGGGCGCGATGCGGCAGTTCCTCGTCGACCTCGTTCCCGATCCGGGCGCCGTGATCTTCCTGGCGATCGGCGGGCTGATCTTTTTCGGTCTCTACCGGATGCTGACCCATGTCGAGGTGCCGGGCCTCGTCGATGAACACGACGAATTTTTACCGCGCCCGCGGTTCGATCCGGAGCATGACGCTCGTCGGAGGCAGGTCTGATGCCTGCCGCCAAGTTCCAATGGACCGATGAAGCGGTCGCCGCGATGAAGCGACTGCGCGCGGGAGGCAAGTCCTTCACCGAAGTGGCTCTCGCGATCGGCTGCCCCTCGCGCAGTGCCGTGATTGGCAAGGCTCATCGGCTCGGCATGGAGCGGATCCCGGTCGCGAAGCGCGAGAGCAAGGCCGCGAGCATCCCGAAACCCAAGGCACCCAAGCCAGAGCGCCTCCCGCGGGCGCCGAAGCAAGCGCGATTGATGCCGGCCGGCGGACTTCCAAAGGATCCGGAGAAGCGTCGCGAGGTCTTCCAGGGGATCGCAGACAGGGCGCTTGGCAGGTTCGACGAGACGGTCGCGGCCTCCCGCCCGGACTCCGATGCCGGCGTTCTCTTCATGGAGCGCGGCCGGTTCCAGTGCGCGATGCCGATGCCAGGCTGGGACGCCGCCTCGATCCACGACAAGCGCGTCTGCGGCGCGGCCGTCGCGATGGGCACGTCTTATTGCCCTGCCTGCGTGCGGATCGTCTACGCCCCTCCGGCCCTGCGGGAATTCAAGGATCGCAACCTCAGGAGCGCGGCATGAGCGAGGAAACCCTCCACACGGCGGCGCGCCGCGTGATGCGCAATCTCCGGATCGATGAGACGAAGGGCGGGGGGATGCTGTCGATCGAAACGCTCCACTCCATGTCGATCCTCGACATCCAGATCGAGAAGGAAAACGCGCGGCAGAAGCTGATCCGTGACCGGGAGGCCGATGCCCGATGACCATTCAGCCCAGCCCCTACGAGCTCCTCCGCGCGATTCAGGACCAGCAGCGCGCAACGGATCGGCTCGTGCACATCCTCCTTGGCATGCTCGACCAGAGCGCGCCCGATCCCTTCTTGAGCAGCGGGCCGGCACCTGCCCGAACGCCGCGCCGCCTCACTGACACGGCCGCGCGCCCCGGCGCCGTCGTCGAGATCGATGGCATCGAGGTGCACACCACCCAGCGCCGAGCCAATCTGCTGGCGTCCGTTATGGCCGCCCCGCAGACACTGGATGCGATGGCGCGGGCCGGTGTTTCGCCGACCGTTGCCGGCACGAAGGCCCAGATCAGAGACACTAACGCCGACCTGGAGCGAGCCGGCGTCACTCGCCGCGTTCGCATGCAAGCCATCGCGCCGCAGCGTCGTGGCGCCAAAGGTGGGCGCGAGCCTGCGCTCTATGCGCTTCTCGACCCGAAAGACACGGAGATCGTCGCCCCCGGCAGTCTCCCCGCAGCGCAGAGCGAAGCGGCGGCCAGTGAAAGTCTGGAACAAGGACCGGATGCATGCGTGGGCGGGGGCGACGTTCGGCATGTCCCCACGCAATCCGGTCAATTCGTCGCGCCGGCCGGCGAGGGGGAGGGCGTGCTAGCGCCCGTCGATCCCTTGCCGGCGGCGGACGCGACGTTGCCGACGCCGCTGCAACAACCGCAACCGGAAAGCACGCCTTCGGCCGCCCTTTTCGATGCGATGGGAATCGTCGCGATCGACACGCACGCTCACATCATCCGTGGGCCCAAGGGCGACTGGCAGGCGACCGCGCCTGTCGCGCGAACCATCGCCCGCATGAACGCAGATGGGCTGTTCGGTCTCGATGTCCTTCTCAAGGCCGGGCCCTGGCCGGGCGCCGATGCCTTCCGCACGCGACTGACCGGCATCAGGGCCGGGCTCTCGGGCATCGGAGTCGATTTGATTGAGGTACCCCAGATCGGATTTCGAATCCGCTTGCAGGAGACCGCTTGATGCTGCGCGGTCTCTTCTACGGAGCGCCGATCTCGCTTGTGCTGTGGGCGGGGATCATATCAGCCGCACGATGGGTGCTCGCATGACCGCGCCCCTGATACTCGCACTCGACATCAGCAAGTCGAACACCGGCGTGGCCTACGGGCGCGTCGGCGAGGCGCCGCGCTTCCTTTCGATCAAGGGCGCCGACATCGATAACACCGCGGCCATGATGAAGCTCGGTCACTGGCTGATCGACTGGACCAAGGTGGAGAAGCCGGACTGGCTCTATTTCGAGGCCGGGATCAATCCGGGCGCCTTCGTGGGCGAATACGACGAGGAACGCGGCAAGGTCCGCATGACCTCCAATCCGCAGACCACGATCACGCTGTCCAAGATGATCGGCGTTGTCGAGTTCGTCGGCGGTATGCGGCACATCCCGACACGCACGGCGAACGTCCAGACAGCTCGAAAGGCCTTCCTTGGTAAGGGGAGGCCGCAAAACCCGAAGAAGCACGCACGAGCGCTTTGCGATCTCCTTGGCTGGCCGGCCAAGAACGGCGACGAAGCCGACGCTGCGGCCGTTTGGTACTGGGCCGCCCTGCAGGTTGCTCCGCGCGCGGCCATGCTGGTCACCCCCATGCAGCAGCAGAAGATCATCAGCCAGATGGACTCGGCCATGGCGGGACGGGAGGCGCTCGCATGATCGACGCACTCCGCGATGTCCAGACCCTGCGCGGCGGCGAGTTCATGGCCGCCTGCATCGATGCGGTCGAGCAGGAGGCGGTGACAATCCGCAGGCGCGAGGAGATCGCGGCCACTCGCGGCCAGGCGATCGAGCTCGACAACATGCGCCGTGCCGCACTGTTGGCCGCTGCTGCAGACATGCTGAGCGCGATCCGACTCGACGGCGAGAAATCTGCCGCAGCCGGTCGGGCACCGGTCAACGCGATCATCGCCGCCGTTACAGCTGGCAAGCAGACGTTTCAACAGATCGACCGCGGGCTCCCGCAGGAGGAGGCGGCATGAACAAGATGATCGTCGGCGCGCGAACCCGCGCCACGCAGATCGGTCTGCTTGCCCGCGAGGGCAAATCCAGCCGGGAGATTGCCGAGATTCTCGGCATCAGCCGGCAGCGCGTCTGCCTGATCGCACAGCGTTTTGAAATTCCGCTCGCTCGTTCGGGCAGCCGTCACTTTGGGCTCTACGTCACCGACCGCCGGGCGCGCTTGATCCAGCAGCTTGCGCGCGAAGCCGGCGTCAGTCCGGCCACCATGATCGAGCGGATGCTCCGCGTCGTCGCCGATGATGGCGTCGACCATGCTCGGCGCCGCCTCGGCAAGCTCGCGCTACGTTCGGAGACCCGGGCATGAGCCATGATCCCGATATCGAGGCCTGGATCGACCAGGCTCGCTCCGCCGACATCCTCGAGATCGCGACGCAGATCGGTGCCCAGCTAAAGCGCTCCGGCTCCGAGTGGGTTGGGCCATGTCCGCGGTGCAACGGCACCGACCGCTTTGCCGTCAACGCGATCGAGCAGGTCTTCAACTGCCGCGGAGCCGTTGGCGGCGACGTGATCAAAATGGTCGAGCATGCGGCCAACCCGAGCGCCGATACGCCCTTCTTCGAAGCTGTCGAGATCATCAACGGCTGCCCGGCTCCTCGGCGCGAAAGCCAGTCGCGGCCGATTGATCCGCAGATCCTTCGCGAACGCATGGAGGAGCGCAAGGATCAGGAGCTAGCGCGCCAGGTCGCCGAGCAGCAGAAGCAGGAACGCAGCGCCGATCGCGCGGCGCGGATCTTCAATGACTCGATGCCCATCGTCGGCACTCAGGCAATGGAATACCTGCGTCGTCGCGGAATCGTCCCGCCGCTCGAACTTGTCGCGGACCTCCGCTTTGCGGCCGGGCTGGAGTATCGCGGTTATCCAGACCGGGATGCTGAAGACGAAACCGGCCTCGGCGTCTTCCCTTGCATGATCGCTGCGATCCGGAACGCTGCCGGCGAGATCACTGGCATCCATCGCACCTACCTTGACCCGAACGAGCCGGCGAAGCTGAAGCCGCCCGGCGATGCCAGTCAAAACAAGGCGAAGAAGTCGTTCGGTACCGTGATGGGCAGCGCCATTCGGCTCGGGCCCGTCCGCCGCGTCATGGCGATCGGGGAGGGCATCGAAACCTGCCTCTCCTGGTATCAGCAGGGCCGGGGCCCGGATGATCTGGGCGTGATATCGGCCGTCTCGCTCGGCAACCTCTCCGGAGGCTGCACGGCGTCAGTCAAACATCCGTCCGGCCGCGGCACCGTCCCCAACTGCGTGCCTGATCCCGACAAGCCCGGAATCATCCTGCCCGCCGAAGTGGAGCAGATCATCCTGCTGGGCGATGGCGACAGCGATGCGATCGCAACCCGTGCCCGCCTGCTGGTCGCCGCCCGGCGCTTCCGCGAGCAGGGGCGCATGGTCTCGATCGACTATGCCCCGCCCAGGGCGGATTGGAATGACGTGCTGCTCGAGCAGAAGAGGGCGGCGTGACCACGATCATCGTCTGCGGCGGACGATCCTATGGCTTGGTGCCGGCCGGCGTCGGCGAGGACGTCCGGGGCACCTATGAGAACCAGGCCGCCGCCGAACGCGAGCGCCTGACCCAGATCCTCGATGCAGCAGTTGTCCGACTTGGCCTGACCCATCTGGCTTGCGGCGACGCCACTGGCGCCGATGCCTTGGCTGCCGCGTGGGCGGAGGGCCGCAAGATCCCGTTTCAGATCTACGCCGCCGATTGGCAGGCACAAGGGAAGGCGGCAGGCCCGCTTCGCAACCGCCGGATGCTCGAGGAGGAGGTGCCCTCGGCCGTCATCGCATTCCCGGGCTCCAAGGGCACGCGCAACATGTGCGACATCGCCGAGCGCGCGGGCGTTCGCGTCATCAAGGTCGATTGGTGATGGCGCTCGACCTCCGACCCATCATGGATTTCGAGACGTTCGAGGCGGAGACGCTGGCGCTCGTCTTTCCGGAATTCCGGTCGAAGTTCGGCGCAATCTCCTGGAGCGACACGTTCGCGCCGGCCCGGCAGCATTACGAGTGGCTGATCAAGGGGATCATCCCGTCGCGCGAGGCCGTGCTGATCTACGGCGCGCCGCAGACGGGCAAGAGCTTCGAAACCCAGAACCTCGCGATGCACATCGCGCGCGGAATCGACTTCCAGGGGCGGCGCACCAAGAAGGCCGGCGTCGTGTACTGCGCATTCGAGGGCGGCAAGGGGTTCAAGGGCCGGCAGCTGGCTTATGCCAGCCATCACGAGATGAAGCCGGACGACGACGTCGACATGGTCGTCCTGACGCGCCGCGCCGACCTCTTCGCCAACGACACCGACATCACCGACCTGATCGAGGAGATCCGGCATTGGGCCGGCACGTTCTCAACGGACCTCGGTCTCGTCGTGCTCGACACCTGGAGCGCGGCCACGCCCGGGGCCGATGAGAACGCCGGCAAGGACGTCTCGCGGGTGAAAGAGCGCGTGATGCGGATCGTCACCGAGCTCAACACCGCGGTGATCGTCGTGCACCACAAGCCCGCCTCCGGCGGGCGGCCGCGTGGGCATGGGTCGCTGACCGGCGATTTCGAGACGACGATCGACATCGATTGGGTGACCGAGTCCGGAACCCGGCAGGACGCGCCGCGGGGCCCGCACAACAGCGTCAAGGATCAGGACAAGCGGCCGATCCGCGCCGCGACCGTCACCAAGCAGCGCGAGGGCGAGCAGGGCCTGTCGTGGCGCTTCGTCCTCCGCCAGGTGAAGACCGGACAGGATGCCGATGGCGACCCCGTCTCGTCATGCGTGTCGACGATCCCGGCCGGCCTGGAGGCGGAGGAACGCGAGGCGCCCGCCAATGCCGGTGGACCGGCCAAGACCGAGGATGGCCGCTTCATCCTGAAGCCGAACATAGCCGTCGCCTTCCGTGCGCTGGTCTCAGCGGTCGGCGAGAAGGGCAGGGAGCCGCCACCCAAGATCCGCGCGCCGGCCAAGACGCTCTGCGTCACGCTGGCGGAGTGGCGCGACGAGTACGAGCGCATCGTCGCCGGCGAGGACGAGGACCCCGAGAAGCTGAAAGAGCGGGTCAAGAAGGCCCGCGACCGCGCCGTCGAGAAGCTGACGCTGTCCGGCTTCATCGGCAAGGACGGTGACTGGGTCTGGCGCACCGGCAAGCCCGTCATGGGTGTGGACCCGCCCCGTCCCAAGGTCTCCGACGAGCCGCGGAACGAAGCTCTGGAGCAGTTCACCGAGGAATTCAAATGGTGAGCATTGTCCCTGTCGCGATGCACTTTCGTCCCTGTGATCTCCAATTCTGTCCCTGTGAGCGAGAATTGTCCCTGTGACTGATGCTGCTGCAACAATCCCCGGATACCTTGGCCTCGCCAACGATCTGCGCTCCCGCATCGACGCCCTGGGTGAGAATGAGATCCCCACGGCCTGGACGCCCGAGCATGTCGGCGTTCGCCTCATCGAGGCATTCGAGGTGCTGAGCCGATCCGGCGTCCGTGTCGGGCCCGGCGCATATGGCAACGGCTGGCCCGCCATGGTCCACGAGTTCGCCGACATGGTCGACGCGCAGGCCCGCGCGCTCGCGGAGAAGGAGAAGCAGCAGGCCCGCGCCGCGCGGCCGACCGCAGACGAACTGTCGCGCATGAACGAGGCGCTCGCCTGGCCGATGGCCTATCTCGACGGCAAGCCGCTGCAGTCAGACGCGCTGATGCTCTGGGCCTATGCCTCGGCGACGGGCCGCGACATGGCCGGCATGCTCAACCATCGGAAGAAGCGGGCGACGGCGAAGGCGGAGGCGGCGGCCCGCCGCGCCAACGCGGCGCCGCACGTCGACCCGGAGGATGGGCAGGTGAAGGACACGCGCGATCCGGCAGTGCTCGCGGCCTACGAGCGGCGCCGCGAGATAGCGCGGGAGGTGGCGGCCACGGTTCCGGCCGCCGAGGCCCTGGCTGTGCTACGCGCCCGCTGCCGCGATGCCGACTGCTTGCCGCTCGTCGTGAAGCCGCACGAGGCTATGCCCGGACGCGTGCTCTCGCGGACCAGCCTCGATCGGCAGCGGAAGGTCGCCGCGGCGGCGGTGGCCGCCGAGCTCCGTCAGCAGGGAGTTGCGGTAAGGTAAAGGCAGTTCCGACGCACGAAATGCGTAATTGTGCAAAAGTTTATTCGCTAAGGCAGCCTTCTATCGCCCGAAGAGACGACTGCCACCAAATTGAGAACATTTGCATTTTTATCTCTTTGTCCACCCGTGGCTCTGAGATAAGCCCGGCTTTGTAAAAATGGATGCGCAGTTCATCAGTAGATGCATAGCATCGCATTGAGTTTACCCAAGCGAGAGCTTCGGAACGGCTATCTTTCCCCAGCAGGGGGATGATTTCGCGATAGCTTTTTACACAGAAATCAACGGCGTCAGCGGCAAGGTAGAGTGCCCCTTCCTTGCGGTTCATCGCAGCCACAAAGCGCGCAGTATCGCTCGTCGACAGTTCCGTTTTGATCCAGTCTCGCTCTTTGGGGGACAGGCGAGGGATTCGTTCGGACACCGCCTTCCAATAGTCGAGTACGCCGACCGCAAACTCGCGCCGGGCTTCCACTGTCATGGTTTTTCCCGACCAGAACTCCGAGGGCATCGCCTTGCGCTGGAGTTCTTCTGTCGCGGCACTCGCAGAGATAGCGAACCCTGCCAATATTAAAACAACCGCAGGCCCGCTGAGTTTGGTTATAGCTCCTGTCATCAAGCAGCCCCCCAGATCGCTAGGTAAAACTCATGCACGCCGGCCGCGCCCAGGCAAGCGCGGCTGCCCGAAGGACAGGCCGTCCGGCTCCGTCGGTAGGCCATGGGGCTGATAATCGAAATCCTGTGCACGCCAATCGCCGCAGTCGTGCGCTTGTCGGTGACACCGTTAGTATCGAGTTTCCGTTGGGGGGCCGAAAGATGAAGTATGTCGCACCGTCTATCCGAGAGACGGCGTTTAATTGCCCACACTGCCAGGCTTTTACGTCTCAAACTTGGCTTAAGCTCAATGGTTCGGCACTTTCTCAAAATGAATCTCTTCCTCGAATAATAACTGATGAAGATGATCACGATTGGTCTAGCGTTGAGAAGAAAGAAGAGCGGGCATCAATCAAGAGGCTTGTCAAAGAGGCGCTGAAGCGGCGTCCATTTTTCCCTTCCGGGGAGAGGGAGCAATGGGGTAGGCCGCTAGAAAATCTGTGGTTGTCCCGCTGCTTCAACTGCAAGGAGATGGCTGTCTGGGTGTACGACGGCTTGGTTTTTCCGCGCATGGCGGGCGGTCCGCCTGCAAACCCGGACACCCCAGACGCCATTCGGCCTGATTATGAGGAGGCTTCCGCTATCTTGGACGCTTCGCCTCGGGGGGCGGCGGCTCTCCTGAGGCTCTGCATCCAGAAGCTGTGCAAGCACCTCGGGCAGCCTGGCGACAACATCAATTCAGATATCAAGGCACTAGTTGCGGCTGGGATCGGCTCTCACCTTCAGAAGGCGCTCGATGCTGTCCGCGTAATCGGAAACAATGCGGTGCACCCCGGCACTCTCGACCTTCGTGACGATCGCGCGACGGCCGAGACCTTGTTTCGCCTGTTCAACCTGATCGTGGACAAGACCGTCTCTGAGAAGCGTCTGGTGGACGAAGTCTATTCAACCCTGCCAGCGGGAGCTCTAGAGCAGATCGAGAAGAGGGATAGACGAGATCCGTGAAATTGTCGCCCCCGCTTGTCCCTGTGACGCCGTGCACTGTCCCTGTGGACGATAGCCCAGGACAAAATTCGCCTCTGCGGCAACGACCCCATAGACCTGTTGCCACCCCGCTTCTTGGCGCGATTTAGGGTGGTTGTCAGAGCCCCGATTTGCGGGCATCCATTCGACATCGTCGCGAAACGTGCGGCTGACGCCAAACCCGTCAAGCCGAAAGCACCCTCCGGCCACCAAATTTCTTCTCGCGTGCGGCAACACCCCTATAGGGTCGTTGCCACCTCGCCCGGCCCCCGCGACGATGCCCCTTGGGTCGTGTCCCCGGTCGTGGTGTAGCTGACGGTAGGAACCGTCGAGCGCCGGCTTTGGCCGGGCTGGTCAGGCGGCCACTGCGGGCAGGCTGACGAGCGGATCATCGCTGATCGGGGCGATGCTTTCCAGCGTGATGTAGCGAGCCCGCTGGACGGCCCATTCATCATTCTGTTCGAGCAGGATGGCGCCGACCAGCCTGGTGATGGCGTCCTCGTTGGGGAAGATGCCGACGACCTCGGTCCGGCGCTTGATCTCGCCGTTGAGACGCTCCAGCGGATTCGTCGAATGGAGCTTGGCGCGATGCTGTGGCGGGAAGGTCATGTAGGCGAGCACGTCGGTCTCGGCTTTGTCCATCAGGGCAGCGAGCTTGGGAACGGTCGGCCTGAGCTGGTCGGCGACCTTGCGCCATTGTTGGCTGGCAGCGCCCGCATCGTTCTGGGCGAAGGCGGTGGCGATGAAGGCCGAGACGACCCGCCGTCCGCTGCGGCCGGCATGGGCGAGCGCATTGCGCATGAAGTGAACCCGGCAGCGTTGCCAGGTTGCGGTGAGGACCTTCGAGACGGCGGCCTTGATGCCCTCATGGCTGTCGGAGACGACGAGCTTGACGCCGCGCAGGCCGCGCCGCGCCAGCTTGCGCAGGAACGCGGTCCAGAAGGTCTCGGCCTCGGACGGGCCGATATCCATGCCCAACACCTCGCGCCGGCCGTCGCTGTTGACGCCGACCGCAACGATCACCGCGACCGAGACGATCCGGCCGGCCTGGCGCACCTTCACATAGGTCGCGTCGATCCAGAGATAGGGCCAGTCGCCCTCGATCGGCCGGTCGAGGAAGGCCCGCACCCGCTCGTCGATCTCCTCGCAAAGCCGCGACACCTGGCTCTTCGAGATGCCGCTCATCCCCATCGCCTTGACCAGGTCATCGACCGAGCGGGTCGAGATGCCCTGGATGTAGGCCTCCTGGATCACCGCCGTCAGCGCCTTCTCCGCCATGCGACGCGGCTCGAGGAAGCCCGGAAAGTAGGAGCCCTTGCGCAGCTTGGGGATGCGCAACTCGACCGTGCCGGCGCGCGTCTCCCAGTCGCGCTCGCGATAGCCGTTGCGCTGGGCCAGACGCTCCGGACTCTTCTCGCCAAAGCCGGCGCCGGTCAGGCTGCCGACCTCCAGCTCCATCAGGCGCTGGGCGGCAAAGCCGATCATCTCACGCAGAAAATCCGTGTCGGGGCTCTTCTCCAGCAGCCCGCGCAGGCTCATCATCTCGTCGGTCATCGGGGATCTCTCGGCTCGGGGTTGGCGTTCGCAACCCAAACCTAACCGGCAATCGCCGATGACCACCTGCCAGCTACACCATCACCAGGGACACGACCTGCCCCTTGCGGGGCGACGCATTTCGAAGCACACCTCGCGAACCCCCTCGCGCATGTGCGGCCTCAGGGAGCACGGCAAGGGAGGGCGGCGCCCAGCGACCGTCCCGACCGGGTTGCACGAGCCTCGACCGCTTACCCAGTCGCCAGGAACCTCGACGATTCAGGATAGAGCTCTACGACACCGCGCGCGCATGAAGCGCGCAGTCATAGACAACCTCTGACCAATCGCCCTTCATCGGTGGAGATCTGAATATGGGCGCCGAACAAGCGCCGAAGCGTGGGCGGCCGTCTGACTATGCAGACGACCTGGTCGACGAGTTCTGCAGGCGCATCGCCCAAGGTGGGAGCGTGGCTTCGGTCTGCGAGGCCGACGACATGCCGGATCATGCCACCGTCTATCGCTGGCAGCGTTCGCGTCCTGATTTCTGCGAGCGTCTCGCGCATGCGCGCGCGGAGAGGTCAGAGGCGTTTTCCAATCAGATCCTCGTGCTAGGCAAGCGCGCGGTGGAGGAGCAGATCGACCCAGCCCGGGTGCGGGTTGCGATCGACGCAATCGACAAGGCAGCCCGCATTATGCAGCCACGCAAGGTCGAACTGACCGGCGCGAACGGCGGCCCGATCAAGACGCAGGACCTATCACGGCTCTCCGATGAACAGCTCGCTGCGCTCGACGCTATCCTCGGCACGGTTGCCGACGCTGGCGGAGGTGAGGGCGGAGATCCGGCGCCGGGAGATTCAGAAGGAGCGTGAGCGCCTGGCGCGCGACGCCGACGCGATCCGAGCGCGGTGCTCGACACTGGCAGGCTTCGTTCGCGAGGCTTGGCACGTGCTCGAGCCGAACGCCCGGCTGGTGTGGAACTGGCACCTCGACGCGCTGTGTGCCCACCTCGAGGCAATCACCTTCGGCACGATGCAGCCGCCACGGCTGCTGGCCAATGTCCCGCCCGGCTCGTCGAAGTCGCTGATCTGCAGCGTGCTTTGGCAGGCCTGGGAATGGGGACCCTGTGGCAAGCAGAGCCTTCGCTATCTGACGACGGCGTTCAACGACGTCCCGGTCAAGCGCGACACCCGCAAGTGTCGCGACCTGATCCTGTCGGAGTGGTATCGGGCGCTATGGCCTGAAGTCGTGCTCACCAGGACGGGTGAAACTTCGTTCGCGAACAGCTCGACAGGCACCCGTGAGGGCGTGGCGTTCGGTTCGCTGACCTCGCAGCGCGGCGACAGGCTGATCATCGACGACCCGCACTCGACCGAGACGGCCGAGAGCCCCACGGAGCGACAGACGACGACCCGGCGATTCCGGGAAGGCGCCATGAACCGCCTGAACGATCAGGAGCGATCCGCGATCGTCGTCGTGATGCAGCGCCTGCACGCCGAGGACGTCTCGGGCACCATCCTGAAGCTCGGGATGGAGTTCGTGCATCTCTGCCTGCCGATGGAGTTCGAGCCGGAGCGGAAGTGCCGCACGGTGATCGGGTTCGAGGATCCGCGCACCGCCGACGGCGAATTGCTCGATCCGATCCGCTTCCCGCCCAAGGCGGTCGAGGCGCTCAAGCGCGACATGGGCTCATATGCCTATGCCGGCCAGTATCAGCAGCGACCGACGCCCCGCGAAGGCGGGATGTTCAAGCGCGCGTGGTTCGAGGGCAAGACGATCCAAGTGGCGCCGGCCGGTACGAAATGGGTTCGGCACTGGGATTTGGCGGCGACTGCTCGCTCGAACAGCGCACGCACGGCGGGCGTCAAGCTGGGCCGCGCCCCCGACGGGTCTTTTGTCGTCGGGCATGTGGTGAAGATTCAGGACGAAGGCCCCGCTGTCCGCAGGCTTATCAAGGCTACTGCCGAGACTGACGGCCACAGCGTGCAGATCAGTATTCCTCAAGACCCCGGCCAAGCCGGCAAGGTCCAGAGCAAGGACATGATCGCGATGCTCGCCGGCTACCGCGCCCACGCGGAGCCGGAGACCGGCGACAAGGTCACGCGCGCCGAGCCATTAGCCGCCCAGTGCGAGGCCGGCAACGTCTGGATCGTGTCAGGCACATGGAATGACGACTATCTCGACGAGCTCTGCCTGTTCCCGGGCGGCTCATTCAAGGACCAGGTTGACGCCAGTTCCGGTGCTTTCGGCCGGCTCGCCAACGCATCGAGGTTCACCCTCGCCAATGTGAGCTGACCGCATGCTGACGTCCGACACGCTCGTGAATCTGATTTCCGGGCTGGGGACGGTCAGGGACAAATCGACGGGCGGCATGTTCACGCTGCCGCTGCTCGACAAGAACCAGGTCGACAATGCCTACCGAGGCGACTGGATCGCGAGGAAGATCGTCGACATCCCGGCTTTCGACGAGACGCGCGAATGGCGCGACTGGCAGGCTGACAAGCCCCAGATCGAGAAGATCGAGGCCGAGGAGGCGCGGCTTGGCGTCCAGGCCAAGGTTGCCCGGGCCCGCAAGCTGGCGCGGCTCTATGGCGGTGCGGTGCTGTTCATCGGGACAGGCGACGCCGATCCGATGAGCGAGCTCCGGCCGGACAGCGTGAGGGCAGGCGGGCTCAAATACCTGCACGTCTTCAGCCGCCACGAGATGATCGCCGGCGAGCTCGAGCAGGATCCGCTCTCGCCCTTCTACGGGGAGCCGATCAAGTATTCGCTGGCCGGCAAGACCGTCATGGTCGACGTCCACCCCTCGCGGGTCGTGCGCTTTGTCGGCGCCGAGCTGCCTGACCGCGTCATGGCTTATGACGGCTGGGGCGATACAGTGCTGCAGGCGGTCTACGACGCCGTCATGCAGGCCGGGAGCGCGGCCGCGGCCATCGCCGCCATGCTCCAGGAGGCCAAGGTCGACGTCATCAAGGTGCCGGGGTTCATGGAGAACCTCGCGACGCAGGAGTACGCTGCCCGGGTTCTCCAGCGTTACTCGCTGGCCAACACCGGCAAGTCGATCACCAACACTCTGATGATCGACGGCGAGGAAGAGTGGGACCACAAGCAGATCTCGTTCGCCCAGCTGCCAGAGGTTCTGAACACCTACCTGCAGATCGCCTCAGGCGCAGCGGACATCCCGGCGACGCGGTTGCTGGGCCAGACGCCTGGCGGCCTGCAGTCGACCGGGCAGAGCGATATCCGGAACTACTACGATCGGATCAGCGCCGGGCAGAACCTCGAGCTCCGGCCGGCGCTCTCCCGCCTCGACGAGATCCTGATCCGCTCCGCGCTCGGCAGTCGGCCGGCAGCCATCCACTACGCGTGGGCGCCGCTCTGGCAGATGACCGAAGTCGAGAAGGCCGACGTCGCGCAGAAGAAGGCGACGGCGATCAAGGCGATCGCCGACACCGGGCTGATCCCGGATCATGCCTTCGCCCGCAGCGTCCAGAACATGTTCGTCGAGGATGGGACGTTCCCCGGTCTTGACGAAGCGCTTGAGGAGTTCGGTGACGAGCCCGAGGACAGGGATGCAGAAGCGGAAGCCACGCGGCTGAACGAGCAGCAGCGCCACCGGGCGGCCGACGAATGAACGTCCAGTCCTGGATGCGAGAGGCGCGGAAGACGAAGCGCAAGCGCGTCGTGCTACGGCCGATCTCTGCGACTGTCGCGTTCGAGATGGCGATTCTGGCTCCGACGAACCAGTTGCTGAGGCGGATGGCTGCGCAGGTGGCGCAGGATGTGCTGCCTGCAGCGGTCTCGGCAAAGCACCAGCTGATGCGCGATGACCTGAATTGGTTCGAGCGCGCCATCCGGGCGCTGCGGGATTTCGCGGATGGCTTCGTCGATGGGCTGCGCTCGGAATGGCGCGACGCGTTCGAGTCGGAGGAGACGCGGAACCGGCGGAAGTGGAACGAGGCCGCCCGGTCGGCGATTGGTATCGACCTTGGCGCGGTTCTTCGTGCCGAGGGGATCGAGGACACGATCGACGCCGCCGTCCTCCGCAATGTCTCGCTGGTCCGTGGCCTTTCTCAGGACGTCGCGCGCCGGCTCTCGAACAAGCTGCTCGACGCTCTGACCCGAGGTCTGAACAACCGCGAGCTCGAGAAGATCATCACCCAGGAGTTCGGCATCGCCCGGCGGCGCGCCAAGCTCATCGCCCGGGATCAGGCCGCCAGCTTCAACGGCGACCTGAACCGGATTCGCCAGCAGGCCATGGGCGTCACGGAATACGTCTGGTCGACGTCCCTAGACGAGCGCGTTCGCGGCAATCCCGAGGGCAAATATCCGAACGCCCGGCCGACCCACTGGGCGCGCGAAGGCAAGACGTTCAAATGGGCGAGCCCTCCGAGCGATGGGCACCCCGGCCAGCCGATCAACTGCCGCTGCACGGCGCGCGCGGTCATCGAGTTCTAAGGAGCGTCAGTTCGCCTCGGCATCCTGCACCGCTTGGATCATCAGCGACAGGATGCGCAAATGAGCGTTGGCCGCGGCGAGCGCGTGCAAATCGACGGCGTCAGGGCCCGAACCAGGCGGCCCCAGCGCCGCAAGCCCATCAGATGCGAGCGTCCTGAGCTCTCCATAGAGATGGCGTAGCTCCGCGAGCAATGCGTCATTCAGCTGATCCATAAGCCCATCGTAGGCGCGCCAGCCGCGCATGCGATGTCATTTGACGTTCGACACTTCTCCTAATCGGGCACGACTTCATGCTCTTCACCGACAAGATCGCCTTGTCTGGCACGCGCCGGACTGGGGACGGCTACCTCGTGGCCGATGCCCGCGTCGCGCGGACCGGGATCCAGATCTACCTGGGGCGCGAGGTCGGCCGGCCGGATATGGAGCAGGTTCGAGTCTATCGCGCTCCGGAACAGGTTTTCGCCGACGAGGCCATGGCGTCCTTCGCCCACCGGCCGGTGACGAACGATCACCCGTCCGAAGCAGTCAACGCCAAGAACTGGAAGCGCTACTCGGTTGGCCAAACCGGCGACGAGGTGAAGCAGGACGGCAAGTTCCTCCGCATCCCCATGGTCGTCATGGACCAAGCCGCCATCGACGACATCGAGGCCGGCAAGAGCGAGCTTTCGAACGGCTACGGCTGCGACCTCGATTGGACGCCTGGCACGACGCCCGAGGGCGAAGCCTACGACGCAATGCAGATCCGAATTCGCGGCAACCATGTCGCGATCGTCAAGGCCGGCCGCGCCGGACCTGAATGCCGCATCGGCGATAGCTGGGCGGCCATCACCACCGAGCAGAAGGACGCTCCCATGTCGCTGAAGACGGTCACCGTCGATGGCATCCCGGTCGAGGTCACCGATCAGGGCGCCACGGTCATCAATACCCTGCTCGGCCGGATCGCCGATGCGGGCAAGGCCAAGGATACGCTCGTCGCGGATCACGAGAAGGCGCTTGCTACCAAGGACGCCGATCTTGCCAAGAAGGACGCCGAGATCGACGCCCTCAAGGCGAAGGTACTCGACGACGCGGCGCTCGATGCCCGCGTGCAGGCCCGCGGCGATCTCGTCGCCAAGGCGAAAGCAATCGCTCCCGAGGTCGCCACCGACGGCAAGTCCGACGCTGACATCCGGCGTGCGGTCGTCACGGCCAAGCTCGGCGATGCCGCCGTCAAGGACAAGCCCACGGCCTATATCGACGCCCGCTTCGACATCCTCGCCGAGGACGTGAAGCCGAGCGACCCGGTCCGCGGCGTCATCAAGGACGGCCCGGCGCCGACCGCCAAGACATCCGTCACTGACGCTCACACCGCCATGGTCACCGGTCTTCAGGACGCCTGGAAGACCCCGACGAAGGGAGCCGCCTGATGCCCGCGATTCAGACCACCTACGCCGCCACCCACGCCCGCTGGGTCGAGGGCATGGTCCTCAACATGGAGCCGAACGTCGTCGTCAGCCGCGTGGCGGAAGACGCTGAGGGCATCGGCTTCGGCAAGGTCGGCGTGCAGGGCACGGCTGACAACCAGGTCGTTGACTCCGAAGCGACGGTCAAGTTCGTCGGCATCGCTGTCCTCGACGTCAACCGCCCCACGGGCAAGTACGAGCAGTACGACACCGTCGCCCTGATGAAGAAGGGCGTGATCGTCGTGCAGGCATCCGAGGCCGTCGCTGTGGGCGACCCGGTCTATTACACGCCTGCCACCGGCGTCCTGTCGAAGACCTCGTCATCGAACACCCAGATCGTCGGCGCGCAGTGGGATACCAGCACCTCCGGTGCCGGTCTCGCCGCCCTGCGGCTCAACACCCCGTAAGGAGCGGCACCATGAACGTTCACATCACGCAGGACGCGCAGCAGGCGGCTCTGTCCTTCCTCATCCGTCAGGGGACGCTCATCGAGCCGACCGTGTACGCGATGAGGTATCAGGAGATCCAGTATCCGGCCCTGATCCCCGTCGACACCTCGGCGCCGGAGTGGATCCAGTCCGTCACCTACTTCTCGATGGACGGCGTCGGTCAGGCGCAGTGGTTCGCCGGCCAGGCCCAGGACATCCCGAAGGTCGCGCTGACCCGCGACAAGTTCGAGACGACCGTCTCCATGGCTGCGATCGGCTATGGGTACGACCTCGAGGAGCTTGGCACGGCTCAGCTGCTCGGCATGAACCTCAGTGCAGACAAGGCGACGCTTGCTCGCCGGGTCGCCGAGGAGAAGATCGATCAGGTTGCATTCGTCGGCGATACGACGAAGGGCTTCACCGGCCTGGTCAACGCCTCGACCCCGACCGCAACCACGGCGCCGGCGGACGGTTCCGGCTCGGCAACCACCTTCGTCAGCAAGACGCCGGACCAGATCCTTCGCGACATCAACGGACAGTTGACCGGAATCTTCACCGGCACGCTGGGCGCAGAGATCGCGGACACGATCCTGCTGCCCTACTCGGTGCTGCTCGACCTCTCGACCCGTCGGATCGACACGGTTAACCAGACCACGATCCTGGAATGGATCGAGCGCAACAACATCTACACCCGCACGACCGGTCAGGCGCTGACCATCCGCGGCGTGTTCGGCTACCTCGACACGGCCGGCGCCTCGTCGACCAAGCGCATGGTCGCGTATCGGCGTTCGCCGGAGGTGCTGAAGATGCACATGCCGATGCCGTTCCGCTTCCTGCCGGCCTGGCAGACCGGGCCGATCCGCTTCGACGTGCCGGGCATTTTCCGCCTCGGTGGCGTCGACATCCGCCGGCCCAAGGCCGTGCGCTACCTCGACGGCATCTGAGGAGGATCGATCATGAAGATCACCAACATCTCCAAAGGCCCGCGCGGCGTGAATGCGACGGACGGCACGGTCTTGATCGAGCCGGGCGAGTCCGTCGAGGTCGAGTTGAGCGCGGCCGAAGCGAAGATCGCGAAAGCCACCGGCTGGTTCGATATGAGCGGTAAGGCGAAGGCCGAGCCGAAGGTCGAGCCGGACGATGCGCTGGAGGCCAAGCATGCCGGCGGCGGCGTCTGGTACGTCATGAAGGGCGACGAGCGCGTCTCGGACGGCATGAAGAAGGACGATGCCGAGGCCTTCAACGCGCTCTCTGCTGACGAGAAAGCCGTCTTCATCGCCAAGCCCGTCGAGCAGGCTGGAGCCTGAGCCATGGCCCGGGCACCGCTCTACACGGTCACGAACCTGCGGGAAGAGGCCCGCTTCGCTGAGATCGGCATCCGCAAGGTGCCGCTCGACGCCGGGAGCTTCAAGGAGCTTCCGATCAGCGAGGAAACCGCCCTCGAACTCGCCGCGCAGGGCTTCAAGGTCGCCCGGCCCGACGGCAAGGTGATCTCGGTCAAGCGCGAGGCCAAGGCCAAGGACGCCTGACGATGCCCTACACGCTCCCGACGCTCGAGCAGTTCCGGACAAAGTTCCCGACCTTCGCGGGCGTCGCGGGCCCGACCATCACCGCGGCGATCCAGGAGGCATCGGCTTCGGTCGGTACGTCCTGGATCGAGGCCGACTATCAGCCGGCCATCCTCTACATGGCCGCTCACCTCATGACGCTAGACGGCGCGTTGTTCGAGGCTCTCGGCGCTGGCGCTGCAGGCGGTCTCATGGGCGCCGGCCTGGTCACCGAAACCAAGGTCGGCGACGCGCAGGTCAAGCTGGGCGGGAACAGCGGCTCGTCAGGCGGGAGCGCATCGAGCTCCGGTCTGTCCAGCACGCCCTACGGCCTTCGGTACCGCGACTTGCTGAAGCGGAACCAGCCCGCCGTCGCCCTGGTGTGATCCATGATCCAGATCAAGACGAAGGTGACGCTCCGTCGCCGCGGCAACCTCGCCAACCACATCGCCAAGATCGAGAAGGGCGTCAAAGGCCCGAAAGCGGTCAAGGTCGGCTTCCCGAAGGGGAAGGCTGACGCTGATGTCGTCTCGATAGCTATCTGGAACCACCTCGGCACCTCACGCGGGATTCCACCGCGGCCGTTCATCACCATCGCGATGTACAAGAGCCGCCGAGAGATCCGGGCGGCGCTGCGGAAGATCGCCAAGGGCACGGTCGAGAACGGAACGCCGATCGCCGCCCAACTCCCCAAGCTCGGGGCGTATGGCGCCGGCAAGATCCAGGATCAGATCGCCGCGAACACGCCGCCGCCGAACGCGCCTTCGACCATCAGGCAGAAGGGCTCGTCCCGGACGCTGATCGACACCGGCAGGATGCGCCAGAGCGTGACCTGGGAGATCGACAAGTGACCCTGTTCGCGCTCGCCGGGCTTGCGGTCGATCTGGCCGCCACTCCGCACACGCTCCGGACCTATCCGGCTGGTTCGTATGTCGAAGGCGAGTGGACCCAGGGTGAGGCGATCGAGACGCCGATCCGCGCCGTGATGCAGGCGCCGTCGACCAAGGATCTTCAAAGCCTTCCCGAAGGCGAGCGGATCGAGGGGCTGGTGACGGTCTGGTCTCGCTCCCCTCTGAACCCGGCAGACGAGGACGACGGCGTGCGTTCCGACGAGGTCATCAACGCCCGGGGCGAGGCCTATCGCGTCGTCCGCGTTCTGCAGCGCGCCGAGGCCGGCTTCTACCGCGCGATCGCGAGGCTGATCACACATGATCGAGGACGAGGCGTACCGGAGCCTGTGGCACTACCTTAAGCGGGTCGACGACAACGCTTCGCTGATCGACCCAACCCGCGAGAAGCTGGTCGAGATCGTTCGGGACAATCAGAGCGCGCCGCGGCCCAAGGGGCCGTACGCGATGATCCAGTTCGTCACGGATCGCGACACCGGCGAGATCGACGGCGAGTGCTACGAGGATCGGGACATCGGCGGCGAGGACCGCGTCGTCCTCTCCAAACACCGCGGCGTCGAGTTGCTGATCCGCGTGCATGTCTATTCGCCGCGACCGGTCGACCATGCCGGCCTGTTGCAGGCGGGCCTCCGAAGCGGAGAAGCCGCCGTCTGGATGGCCCCGTTCGTCATCCGCGAGGTCGGTCAGGCCACCCGCGCGCCGGAGATGATCCAGCAGTCGCCGGAAGGCCGCGCGTTCTTCGACGTCACCATCGGCGCCATCGCCACGAACCAACTGCTCGTCGACGTCATCGAGACGGGCGAGGTCATCACCGAAGGCGCGGGCGGATCGACCGTCACGACCTCCTCCACCTACGCCAAGCCCTGAGGATCATCGCATGACCCGTCTTCCGTACAGCCGCGTCGTCGACGTTTCCCTGACGCGTCAGGACCGCTTCGCCACCGCGACCGGTTTCTCGGTCGCGCTGATCGTCCAGACCGAGGCGGTGGCCGGCATTCTCGACGCCAGCAACCGCACGAAGCTGTACAGTGACATGACGGAGGTCGCGGTCGACTTCGACGCAGGCGATGCGGCCTACAAGGCGGCGTCCGCGATGTTCGCACAGAACCCGCGGCCTCGGCAGATCAAGATCGGTTACCGCAACATCGCGAACCCGATCACGACCGAGCTCGACGCGATCTATTCGGCAGATCCCGACTGGTACTGGATCGGGTTCACCAGCGAGATCCGCGACACGATCAACCAGCAGCTCGCCGCCGACTGGGCCGAGACACATTCGGTTCTGATGGGCCTCGACAGTAACGACCCCAGCACCGAGACGGCGGCGGCCGAGCCAGACAAGACGTCGACCGTCACCATGACGATCGCCAACCCCGGCGTCGTCACCTGGACCGGCCATACGCTGCAGAACGGCAATCAGGTGCGCTTCACGACGACCGGTGCGTTGCCGAGCGGTCTGACCGCCGGCACGAACTATTATGTTGTGAACCAGGCGACGAACACCTTCCAGATCTCCGCCACGCTCGGCGGATCGGCGATCACCACGACCGGGACGCAGAGCGGCACTCACACTGCCGTCTCGCCGCAGTATGGCGGCTCGATCGCCGAATACATCGAGAGCATGGGCTACGATCGGTCGTTCGTGTTCTACCACACGGACGCGACGCTCTATGGCGCGCTGGCGATGCTGGCTTATGCCGCAACCCGCGATCTCGACCGCGGCAACCTGGTGGCTGCCCAGCGCGGCGACATCAACAGCGGCAACGCCTATACTCTGAAGTTCAAGAAGCTGACCGGCATCACCGTGCTGAACAAGGGCAGCGCCGTCGTCCAGGCGATCACCGGCTTCGTGCCGGGGCTCGGAATCGATGCCGCGCAGGGCCATCGCGCGAACACCTATGTCGATATCGGCGGCCTGCCGATGGTCGTCGAGGGATCGGTCGGCTCCGGCGCCTTCATCGACGAGATCCACGCCTCGGACTGGATCGTTGCCCGGATGCGCGAGGCGCTGCTCTCGACGCTGGCCAACAATCCTCGCGTGCCGATGACGAACCCCGGCGTCGCGATCCTCTGCAACACGGTCCGGGGCGTGATGAACCGGGCGGTCGCGGCGGGCATTGTCGCGGCCGAGTTCGGCGATGACGATACTGAGGTCGTGCCGGAGTTCACGATCGCCGTCGACCGCGTCGAGAACATCCCGGCCAGCCAGCGCCGGAATCGGATCGCACCCGACATCAAGGTGACATTCCGCTACGCCGGCGCGATCCACTACGCCTCGGCATCGATCACCCTCACGTTCTGAGGCCTCGGCCTGACCTGACCAGGAGCACCACCCATGGCCGTGAACTGCCCTCCGCTGACCCTCTACAGCGCCATGAATGTCGCCCTGACGATCGATGGCCGGAAGGTCATTGGTCTTTGGGAAGGCGACGACGCGATCACCGTTGAACGCAACACCGACCTTGGCACGCCGCTGACTGGCGCCGACGGCGCGTCCGTGGTCTCGATCAGCGCCGACCAGTCGGCCTTGCTGACGATCAAGCTGCAGGCCAACTCGGCGATGAACCAGTATCTCGAGCAGCGCGTGAAGGCGATGCGGATGGGATCTCAGCGCCTGCTGACGGTCGGCCTGGTCGATACTGGAACTGGCGAGGGCGGCGGTTGCTCCTCGGCCGTCATCACCAAGGAGCCGAGCAAGTCGTTCGGCGCCAACGCGACAGAGCGCGAGTGGCAGATCTTTTGTAACTGCTGGCAGAGCAACGACATCAGCTACAACCCGGCGGCCTAACCCTTCGGCTTGAGGCTATCCATCAGATCGAACGGCGTGGGGATAGGAATCGGGCTAAGCGCTGCCATCTGCTGTGGCGCGATGCCCATCTTCAGGGCCATCACCTGGATTACCGCGAGCTGCATCACAGCGAATTCACGCAGTTGCGAAACCTCCATCTGGAGGCGGTCGATCTTCTCGTTCAGTTCGTCACTCAATGAGGAAGCTCCTGTGAGCCTGGACCACGCTCCTTCACCACATCAACCAATTGAGATGCCATCTCCAACGCTTGTTTGTCGTCGAGGAGCATCATCATGCCCGCTCCTTCCGCCGGGGACAGGATTAGGCACGGCCGGGTTCCTGCGGGTAGCTGGGCCTCAGCGACCTGCCAATGTTGTGCCATTTGATATAGTCCGTTGGCGGTCTCCAGAGCCATCGGCGCTAGACGCTGTTGGATGATCGCCTGCAAGGCCTCCTCCCTGGTCGGGCGAAACTCGACATGCTGCTCGATCCACTCGTCCAGCTTGGCAACAAGGTCATCAGGTAGATCAAGCGTCAGCTTCAATTAGGCCTCCCGGTACAGTGTATCGAACCCGATCGGCGCGTCTGACGCAACGGGATGATCGCGGAGACCGTCCCATGGCCTGCTCTCGCTGCCTCGCTGCCCGCCGCGCTTTGAAGGATGCCGTCGGCAAGGCGGCCCGAGGCCAGATGAAGGCCGCGGCCTCATCCATCCGTCAAATATACGACCAGGCGCGCGAGAGCGACCGCATCCGTTTCATCACCCGAAGGAAGCCACATGGCTGAAAAGAAGATCCAGGGCCGCACCGTGCGCTACGATCGGCTGCCTGCGGATGAGGGGCTCAAGATGCTCCTGCGTGTGTTGAAGGTGCTCGGGCCGGCATCCGGATTGATCGAGGCCATCGCCACGGAAGACGAAGCCCGGCGGGACATGCTGGCGATGCAAGCGATCGCCTCATTTACTGCGGACATGGATACGGACGCCGTCTTCTCGCTGGTCATGGACATGGTCCGGCATTGCCATGTCGACGGCGACGAGGCCGTACCGGGCGTCATGGATCTGCAGGAGCTGCTGGCGATCGCGATGTTCGCCCTGCAGACGGAGTTCGGCCATTTTTTCGCCGACGGAGCGGGCTCGGTCCTCCAGAAGGTCAGCAGGGCGGCGTAAGCCTCTCGGCTTCACAGGTTCGCTCCATCGCTCCAAACGTCGCCGCCGACCTTTTTCTGTGGCGGCCGACGCGTTCCGATCCGCCGCTTGCCTCCCGTCACGACCTCCGCACGATCTACAATCTCGACGATCTCTTCGACATGCATGAGGTGCTCGACCTCGAGGACCATCTGGCCGCGAAGGCGACTGCGGATCTGGGACGCCCCGGCCGATGATCCCGTAGCGTGAGGCATTCTGGCGCCGCTAACTGCCGCCGCACATGGAGGCGAGAATGCGGTCAGTGGCTCTTGGAACGGTCTTGGTCTTTGCGGTCGCGGCTCAGGCCCAACAGGCGCCTCGAGTCGTCACCTTCGCGGAGCTCGAGCGCAATCGCGCGGCCTGGGCCGGCGACATCGTCCGCATCGACCGCGTGATGATCTTCGGTTTCGCGCAATACAGCGGCGGGCTGGTTCGGGACGCGACATCCGGCGCCAAGCTCGACGACGCGGGCATGACGCCCCGCACGATCTACCAGCTCGAACGGTTTTGCAGCCGCGCGTCGAATTCCAGCTACTCGAAAGAGTGCCGTGGGTCGCTGATCTTCAAAGTGACACTCCGCGAGGAACATCGCGGCGGCTTCACCATCAGGGAGGCCGAGTTTATCCCTGAGTAGGAACGCCCATGGCCGTCATCGAGGAACTCGTCTCCAAGCTCGGCTTTGAGGTCGAGGGCCTGGGCAAGCTCAAGGCTGCGGCCAAGCAGTTCGACGCCACCAAGAAGGCGGTCATTGCATCTTCCAACCCTCTCAAGGCTGCGGGGGCATCCGCCACGGTCGCGGCTGTCGGCGTCGGCAAGCTCGGGGACCAGTCGAAGAAGTCGAGCCGTGGAATCCTGCTTCTCAGCACCGCGCTCGCCGGATTGCGTCGAGCGGGCGCTATCGCCGCCAGTGCTCTCCGAACCGTCCTGATGATTGCGATCCGGCTCGTCGGCGTGTTCGCCGGGCTGGCGGCAGGGGCTGCGGTCGTCGCCGCAGGCTTCGTCGCAATCGGCGTCAAGGCTGCGCTCGCCCGGCGGGAAGTCCGCCTCGCGGCCGCCGAGATTGGCACCAGCGCGCAGAACCTTGAGACCGTCGGCAACATCATCAAGGGCGCCGGGTTCGGAGTCGGCTTCGCGGATGAGGCCAAGAAGGTCGTTGGCGCGATCGACGAGGTGGCCAAGACCATCCGCAAGGGTGGCGACGAGGCCGATGAGGCCAAGAAGAAATTCCAGGGCTTCGGCATCGACCCGAGCTTCAACGTCGATCCCAGGACGGGCAAGTCGCGCGACAGCGCTGCGATCGCCCTAGACGTCTTCCAGGCCTACAAGCGTGCGACCGAGCAGGCGGCCAACCTTCGCAAGCAGGCGGATGCGCTCGGCAGCAAGGCGCCGAAGAAGGCCGCTGCGCTCCGCAAGAAAGCCATCGAACAGGATCGCAAGAACGATCAGCTTGCCGAGGATTCGGGGATCAGCGGCCGGCTCAAGGTTCTGCTGGATGGGATGACCGCCAAGCAGTTCGACGCCCTCGCCAGCGAGATTTCGCGCCTCTTCCCGACGACGTCGAACAAGGAGGAGGGAGCACGAGCAGAGGTCGCCAATCAGGCCGTCGAGGCCGGCCTCAAGTTCGATGCCCTACTGCAAGGCTTGTCGGAACGGTTCAAGGAAATCGGCACTTCCCTCGCAGGCGGCTTTCTGCCCGGGCTAAACAGTTTCCTCGACAGCGTGATCGCGTTCGCCAAGCGGACCGGGATCATCAAGGAGACGGTCGGTGAGCGCAACGCTCGCACCGAGATGGAGCGGGAGGCCAATCGGGCCAGCGGGCTCGGACGTGCGACCGACGATGACCTGAAGGCTGCCGCGGATCGTTCTCAGCAGCGGTTCGAGGACAGCATCAAGGCCCGCTCCGAGCGGATCAAAAAGCAGATCTCGCCCGAGGCCAATGCCGCGAAGATGCAGCAGCAGGCCGAGCAGAAGACCGACAACCGCAAATACGAGAACATCGGCAACGACCAGCGCACGATCTCACCGAGCATCAACGTCCAGGCCTCGGGTCTCGATGCCGTCGCCTCGGCGGTCAAGAACGCCGTGCTCGGCGCGATCTCGACCAAGGGCGCCAACACCTCGACGGGAGCGCTGACCGCTCCATGAGCCTCACCTTGAGACTAAGTCCCGACGCGTCAGAACTTGATTTTGTTCGTCCTCTTACGGCCGCCGAGCTTATTCCTGAGATCGGCGATGCTCCTGTCGGCCTTGTCGAGACCGGCGATCAACTCGTCACCCTTGACGGTGACCACCTCATTACAGCCGGCACAGACGAGTACCGAGTTCGCCCTAATAAATCCGATCGACTTTGGGGTCTTATGGCCGCAGCCAGGGCAGGGGATTCCAAGCTCGACATTCTCGAACATGATCGCTCCCAAGTTGCCGGCTGAGGCTGGCATTCTGCCGCGCGAGAGTCGAATCCCATGAGCTGTATTCTCGTCAGCCGCTCGATCGGCGGCGTCTTCGTCGACGTCGTGATCTCCGAAGAGCACGAGTCGGAGATGGAGATCGCCGATCACCCGGTCGAGCAGGGCACGAAGATCTCCGACCATGCCTGGCTTCTGCCATACAAGGTCATTTTGGAATCGGTCGTCGACGGCCCGCGGGCCGTCGCGGCCTTTCAGCAACTGCTAGCGGTCCAGAAGGCGGCCGAGCCCTTCACCCTGATCACAGGGCTGAAGGTCTGCCAAAACATGATGATCCAGAAGCTCAATCCCATCCGGGACAGGGAGCATCCTCGGGTTCTCAAGTTCACTGCCGAATTGCGCGAGGTCCGGATCGTCAGCACGGAATCGAGCGGCGGGACGAGTGCGGACGACAAGGCCCAGACGACGACGCAACGCGGTCAGGTTTCGGCGCGAACCAGCCAGAGCATTCCGGCCACGACGAACAGCATCCTCGACAACGCCAAGGCCGTCGACTGAGCCATGCCCTATCGCGAGCTTCCGATCATCGACGCGCCCTCGCAGGCGTTCACGACGACGCTCGCCGGTCGGCGCTGCGACTTCGCCGTCAACTATTCGACCTTTGACGACCGCTGGTCATTCAACCTCGACGTCGATGGAGTTCGCGTTCTTTCAGGGCGCAAGATCGTTCTCGGCGTTGACCTGGTTGCGCCCTTCGCGCTCGGCATAGGCAGCCTGATCGCAGCGCCGTGGGGCGATGAGGGCGCTCAGCCCGGCCGCACGGAACTACCCTCCGGGCGTGTTCGGCTCTTCCACTACGACCCCGCCGAGGCTGCAGCGTGAGTGTTCGTCAGTGGGGCAGGGTTGCTGAGGTGACGGTATCCGGCAAGGCCGGCACCCTCACGGTGCGCGAGCTCAAGATCGACTTCAGCGTGTCGAAGGGCATCGGCTCGAAGCAGAACACCGCGACGATCGCGGTCTGGAACCTGACCAAGAGCCACCGCAAGCAGCTCGGCGAGGAGTTCGACACAATCGAGCTCAAGGTTGGCTACAAGAGCGGCGCACTCTCGACGATCTTCAAAGGAAGCATTCGCGACGTCACACACACCAAGGACACCGCGGACGTCAAATCCGAGATGGAATGCGGCGACGGCGATGAGGCCTTCAGCAAGGGCGCTGTGTCCAAGACGTTTCCGGCCGGCACCAAACCGAAGCAGATTGTCGACTACCTTGCGGGCGAGATGCCCGGTGCCACCAAGGGTGAGACGAAGGGAATAGACGATCTGCCGGCCTACAAGCGGCCCGTCAGTCTTTTCGGGTGGTCATGGTCGGAGATGGACAAGATCGGCCGTGAGCATGGCTTCTACTGGTCGATCCAGAACGGCCAGATCGAGGCGGTGAAGAACGACCAGACCCTTCAGGGGACCACCATCGTGTCGAGCGAAACCGGTATGATTGGGATCCCCGAGATCACCGACAAGGGCGTGAAGATCAAGGCGCTCCTCAATCCAAACATCGCGCCCGGCCGGCAGATCGATGTTCGATCCGACTTCCTCGACGAGGAGAGCGGGCGCGACAAGCGCAAGACTGACGAGGGCGGCGGCATCTTCCGCGTGTCGGACGTCACCTTCAGCGGCACGAACGAGGGTCAAGACTGGTACGTCGAGGCCGAGGGCAGCCGCGTCGAAGGCGGGAAGGTCGTAAGGTAATGGCCGGCCATCAGGGCACATCCACGCGGCGAAGCCCAGTTGAAGGGCTGTTCGCCGCCACAGAGTCCGAGCGCCGCGAGATCAATACGACGCTCGACGGCGAGATTGTCAGCTACGACCGGGCAACCCAGCGCGCGACGGTGCGCCCTAAGCTCGAGCGCCGGTTCGGCGACAAAGTGCTCAAGGCGCCCGATCTCCAGGAGATCAAGGTCGCGATGCCGGGCGGCGGCGGCTTCGGCGCCCACTACGACCTGAAGGCCGGCGACCCGGTCACGCTCCATGTCCGCCAGCGTAGTGTCGACAAGAGCCAGACGGATGGCGGCGACGCCGACGGCGCCCCTGGCCGCATGCATGACCTGTCAGACGCCATCGCCTATCCAGGCGGCGGCGAGGACAGCAACGTCATGGAGAACATGCCGGCCGCCGGGGCGCATTTCGGCTCCAAGGACGGCAAGAGCGGGTTGCAGGCGCGGGCAGGGGGCTCCTCGGCCATCGTCGGCGGGCCGAATGGCACGGACAAGCTGACGGTCTCTGCTGCTGGCAAGATCGACCTCAAGGGTGAGAACGGCGACAGCCTGTTCCAGATCATCCGCGACCTGGCGACGGTGTTCCGCAATCACACGAACTCCGGCGCGCCGCTGGATAGCCCGTTCGTGGTCGCGGCCGACGCCATCATCGCCAGGCTGGACGCAATCCATGGCTGAGTTCGTCGGGCTGTCGATTCAGCCGCACAACGACCTGCGTCTCGACGAGACTGGCTCGCCGATGCTCGTCTACGACGCTGAGGCGATCGGGGAGCACATCCGGCAGCGGTTGATGCTCTGGCGAGGCGAGTGGTTCCTCGACACCGATGCCGGCGTCGAGTGGACGAAATACATGCTCGGCCGGCCGCCCTCCGAGCTTCCCCTCGCGGAGAGCATCATCAAGGCGGAGATTGCGGCGACGCCTGGCGTGACCGAGATCCTCGAGTTCAGTGCGGTCTACGACCGGGCCTCGCGCGGCCTGCGGATCGAGCGCTGCCAGGTCGCGACCGTCTTCGACGACATCCTCGACATTCAATTCTGAGGCACCCATGGCCTATGGCGTCATCCCGAGCGGCTTCGAACTGAAGCGGCTGCCGGAGATCCTTGCCGATATTGAAGCCGCCAACGTCGCGACGTTCGGGCCCGGCGTCGTCCAGTCGCCGGCATCGCCGCTCGGCGAGCTCAATGGCCTGCATGCGGATCTCGCCGCCTCGCTGTGGGAGATCGCGCTCTCGGTCTACCAGAGCCTCGATCCCGATCAGGCTGAGGGCGTTCGGCTCGACCAGATCGCGAAGCTGCGTCTCCTGACGCGCGGCCTCGGCGAGAGCGACATCGACTTCCGGCAGGCCATCACCAATGCCGGCCGCGCCCGCATCGACATGAGCGACCTGGGGCAAGCCCTCTCGGCGCTGAACGGCGTCACCTGGGTCCAGACCTATGTGAACGAGACCGACACGACCGACGCCGACGGCATCCCGCGCCAGCACGTCGCGGTTGCTATCCTTGGCGGAGACGACGACGAGATCGCCCAGACCATCCGAGCCTATGTCGTGCCGGGTATCGGAACACACGGCAACACGACTGTCGAGACGACGATCGAAGGCTTCTGCCGGTCGATCAAGATCATCCGGCCGGTCGAGATCGCGGTCGAGATCGAGGTCGACGTGATCGCGCGCCCGGACCGTAACGGCTGCCCGCCGCCGTCGGCGCTGTCGATCGCCGCCGGGCTGGCCGATGCCCTGACCGGGGCAAGCCGCCCCCGCAACGGCCAGGACGTGACCGAATATCTGATCCGGCAGGCGGTCGAGAGCCGCTATCCGAACATCGAAGTCGACGACGTGCGCGCGAGCATCGTGCCGGCATCGCCCGGGGCTGTTCCTGTCGCGATCAGCTTCTTCCAGATCATGGCTGTCTCGGCCGATCGCATCAGCATTGTGGTGGCCTGATGGCTAATGAGCTTGACAGCATCAAGCGGCTCCTGAGGGCTTCGCCCAAAGACCCGAACATCATTCTGGAGCAGGACTGGGACGCGTTGGTCAACGCGGTTCAGGCTGCGCTCGACGCGAAGCCTCCGGTAGCGTCACCCCGGCTCGCGACGCGCATCGATCTTGACGCGACGCTGTTCTCAGCCTCATTCCGCGATGACGGCGCCGGCAATCTCGCCCTCTATGTCGGTGTCGCCGACGCGGCGGACGGCGACCAGATCAAGGTCGCGACCTTCAACAAGGCGACCGGGGTTCTGACCCTCTCGGGCAGCCCCGTCATCAATGGCTCCGACACCAACCTGTCGTTCTTCAACGGCGCCACCCGCTACGGCTTCCTGCGGGGGCAGGCGTCGCAGATCACCCTGCAGGGGGACGGTCGCCCTGCGGTCGTAACCGGCACAACCGTTCAGGTCGCGCCCAGCGGCCAAACTGGGCTGTTCATCGCCTCGAACGGGAATGCCGGCTTCAACAACATTTCGCCCGGCGCGGAGTTTGTCGTTCGTGCGCTGGGCAGTGACAATGATTGCCGCTTCCAGATCGAAGCGAACGCAAGCCAGGTGGCGCAATTCGGGGTCTCGAACTCGCAAGCCTTCATCGACGCCGGAACGAAGCTCATCGTCCTGTACGGCGGCCATGTGCTCTTCGGCGCTGACGGCACCCAAAACCTCGGAGGTCCCGGCAACCGCGGCGGGACGGCCTATTTCATCACCGGGGCGATCAATACCTCGGACGCCCGCGAGAAGACACCGCTCCGCCCTTTCTCAGAGGAAGAGATCGCCGCCGCTCGCGACCTCCATGCCGAGATCGGCGTCTATCAGTGGCTCGCCTCGATCGAGGAGAAGGGCGAGGACGGCGCCCGCCTGCACATCGGTTTGACGGTGCAGCGCGCCATCGAGATCATGGAGACCCATGGCCTAGATCCCTGGCGTTACGGCTTCATCTGCCGCGACGAGATCACCCGAAAGATCAAGGTTCCCGGCCTCGTCAGGAAGCAGGCGCAGGGTCCGGATGAAGAGTACCGCGAGATTGAAATTATCGACGGCGTCCCGACCCTGGTGACGAAGACGCGCGAAGGCGCGAGGCTTTTCGACCTGATCCCAGTCGTCGACGAGGCCGGCGATGCGGTCATGGATGGTGATGAGCCCATGCTGTACCCGGTCCCGCGCATCGTCGAGGAGCCCGGCGAAATCGAGATCGACGAGCCGGCCGGCGACCGTCTCGGCTTCCGCTACGATCAGCTGACGCTGTTCATGCTGCGCGGCATGGTGTGATGCGATGGCCTGCTTCGGAGCATTCGCGCCGACTGGCTTCGCCGCCAGCGGGTTTGACCTCGATGAGCTGAGCCTGACGGAAGAGGCGATCGACAAGGTCGCCACGCAATACCGTGAGGCCACCAAGTTCCTCGCCACGATCCGGGCGTACCTGACTCAGTCGGAGTATGGGGCGCGCGCTGCCTGCGCCATCCCGAACTATTTCGACCTCGACACCGCTCGCGGCGACCAGCTGACGATCATCGGCAAGTGGCTGGGCCTCCCGCGCTGCCATTGCGTCTGCGATGCGCCCGCCGTCTTCGGGTTCGATTGCGGCGCCGGGCCGTTCTCGATCGCCGGCTTCTGCGCGCCGGGCTCGACCTGGCTGGGGTGCGAGCCGCTCGGTACCTCGACGCTCTGCATTGACGATGACGAGGTCTATCGCGGCATGCTGAAGGCGCGCCGCTACCAGATGCTCGGCCTCTACGACATCGCCTCGCTGCAGGCCGCCATTCGCCATATCTGGGGCAGCACGGCGCAGGTTGCGGACGCGTCAGTAGGCAGCGTCACTCTGGCGCCGGGCAGGGCGCTTACGGCTGACGAGACGACCCAGCTACCCGTCGCCTTCCGGGTCTTTCCGATCGCGCCGGGCATTCGCGCGCTGGCTCACCTGGGCACTGGCCCGGTCTTCGGCTTCGGCACGGGCTGGGGCGGATTCTGCGAAGGCGCGGAATTCCTCTGCCCGACCGATCCCCACACCTACACCTGCGCCTGAACGAGGACGAACATGGCTAACATCAACTTGCCCTTTGGAGCGAGCGCTCCAAAGCGCGCGCCCGACGCTGACGAGCTTGCAAATGGCTTCGGCTGCGGCCCCGCAGATCTTTCACTGTTCAACTGGATGGGGTGGTGGCCAACAGGACAGATTGATCGCGCGATCGAGGCTAATGGCCTGACCACAGACGACAGCGATCTCGATCGCCTTGCGAAGGCGATACGCAGCCAGGGCGCAAACTACCGCGCTGCGAGCGGCACGGCGAATGCGCTGACCATCACGCTCGATCCGGCCGTGACGGACTGGGCCGAGCTCATCAACGTGCCGCTCCTGATCAAGGCGGCGTCGGCCAATACCAGCGCAACGGTGACGTTCTCGCCGAACGGGTTGGCGACAAAGCCCATCAAGCGCCTGGGCGGCGCCGCGCTCAATGCTGGGGACCTTCAGCCCAGCTTCTTCTACGAGATGGTCTATGACGGCACGCAGATGCAGATCATCTCGACGATCGCTCCGCCGGCCGGACTTTCAACGACGCTCGTGCCGCGCGTGCCGCTGATCGAGGCAACGCAAACATCAAATCTGTCTGTGGCGCTGTCGACGCAGACGACCATGACCTATCAAACCACGAACACGAACCAACTCGGCTCTTCCACTTGGACGTCGAACCAGCGTCTGACGATCGGCGCTGGCGAAGCTGGATTCTGGGACGTGCAGGCCAGTTGGACGTTCTTCACGTCTATGGCGGACGCGTTCGCGGCGGTGCGAATTGTCAAAAACGGAACGACAGTTGTGGGGGAGAGCGACATCCCGAAAACGGCTACCGGCACGGGCGCGGTTTTGCAGACTAATACCCGCCTGAAATTGGCCGCCGGCGATTACATCGAAGCCGCCGCCTACCACCAGGCAACCGGTGGTGCAGGAGCTACGGCTGATGCCCGCTCTAGGTTCATTGCATCGCTGGCATCGGCGTATTGAGCGGCCCTTGCGCAGTCAGCTTGACGGTTTTAAACGCAGGAATGATCTATAATTTGCAGCTTCTGCGGGGCCTTTGCGCCCTGGGCGTGGTCTTCTACCACACGCATTTTCAGATCGTTTCCGGCATCTCGACGGACTTTTACGGGGTCGCGATTTTCTTCGCGATCAGTGGCTTCATCATCACCGAGGTCACGCGAGCAGATAGCAGCGGCTTTCTCCTCAAACGCTTCATCAGGGTCGTGCCGCTCTACTGGCTCGTGACGATCTGCTTCTTCCTGATGGCTTCGTTCGGCGTCTTCAATATCCTCTACACAATCCCGACCTGGGTATCGCTCGCCCAAGCTGGGATGGTGCATCTGAAGGGCTTCCTTGCGACGCAGGCTGACGCCAGGTTCACGGCAGATGCGGCGCACCATCTGATCGAGAGCTTCTTCTTTCTGCCTGCAGGTAGACCGCCGGTCCTCGGCGTCGGCTGGACCCTCAATTACGAGATCTTCTTCTATCTGGTATTCGGCGTCGGGCTGGCAATCAGCCGCCGTTGGGCCCCCCTATTCGCGATTGTCGTGCTTCTCGCGTTCAAGGGCTGGGCTCTGATCGGCGGCTGCGGCTCGGTGTGCTCGTTCTATTCTGCCGACGCAACGTGGTTTTTCGTCGTTGGAATCGCTGTTCACTACGCTTGGGGGCCCGTCCGCTCCATCGGCTCAAAGTTCCCATCGCAGACCAAGGCTGCAGCGGCATTTATCGGCTTAATCTGGGGCGCGGTCGCAATCTTCTGGTCTCAACCGCCGTTGATCGTGACGATGCCGATCGCGGCGTTGGTGTTGGGTGCTGCGCTGGCCGTAGAAGCTTCGGGGCTGATCTGCCGAAACCGCTTCCTGCTGGCGCTCGGCAATGCCTCATACTCGCTGTATCTCACCCACCTGATCGTCATTGAGACGATGCGAGTGGTCGGCTCGCAAGTTGTCTGGCTCGACCAGAGTAAGAGCGTTCCGGTGATGCTCGCTTCAGTCGCGATGAGCGTCGCCCTGGCCTTCGTGGTTCACTACGGAATCGAGAGGCCGATGCTGCGCGGAATGCGGCGCCTTTCGGCATTGCGAAAGATGCAGGCGGTCAGTGCCAACTAGACTTGAAAGCAAGCCTGGACGTTGGGAACTTTGCGCCCTCCTAGCCCGCCTGCGATGGCGCCGGTCGTCGGGTCATCACTGGGTCGTCCTGATCAACGGCTGCGTCCAGCGCAGCATGAACATTGGTACGTCCCTTCATAGACTATCTTGACGGCCCGCTCATCCGGCTCGCAAGCGCGCGTCCTGCCCTGATGGCCGGCCGCTCGATCAGCTTGTAGGCGATTGCCGCCAAAAGGATGCTGACCGGGATCGCCAGCGCCGGGACAAGCAGCAAGGATGCGGTCTGTTCGAGGTCGAGAGAGGAGACCCAGAGCGCCGCTAAATAGATGACCGGAAGGTGGAAGAGGTAGAGGCTGTACGAGATCTTGCCAATGAAGCGAAGCGGTCTCGTCCGGAGCATTGAGCGAGCGGCGCCGTTGATCACCGCATAGATGATCAGGGCGCCGCCGGCAGTGTTCGCTATGACGCTGCTTGGGCCGGTGATCGGAATCAGCCGCTCGGACGTGATGATCAGCAGGCCGCATGCCAGGGCTGGGACGGCACCGCTACGAGGCAGCGGATTCAGTGCCAGCATCGCGCCTGCCTGAAAGCAGGCGAGATAGCTGAAGGTCGTCGAGGGGTAGAGCGTGAATAGAAGCGCGCCATAGACGACCAGGAGCACGCAGCCCGCCCATGCGCCGGTTCGATCATGGGCTAACACCGACAGTAGCACGAGGGCGGATCCAAGCACCTCGACATACATGGTCCAGGTGACTGGGTTCGCTTTGAACGCGACCATGACGAAGTTCCGGGCGACGTCGAGCCCGGTCGTCGGCTGAAAGACCGCGCGGAACCACGCCGAATAGCCGTCATCGCCGGTCGGGGGCTCGGAGACGACGCCCGCGAAGAACAAGATCGACAGCCACATCGGCGGCAGAAGACGAAATAGGCGCTTGGTCGCATATGCCGCGACATTGAGGCTCCTGATCCTATTGACCGACAGAGTCAGGACGTAGCCGCTCAAGATGAAGAACAGAACCACGGCACCGCCTGCATTGAAGACAGCGGACGTTACATGGAGTGCCAGCGTCGTAGCCGTGTGATCGCTCCAGGCGAGTGACCAAAATGCGGCCTTCTCGTCGATACTGAACACGGCAATGCAGTGCGTCATGAGAACGGCGAATGCCGCAGCGCCGCGAAGGCTCTCGAGTTCAGGGTTGAATTTCGCTGATACGGTCGTCAAACGGCTCCCCCCGGATCCAGATGACTTCAGTTTGCTTTGACGATTATCGCCTGTAACCCCTTAGGTCTGCAAGTGACCCTACGTCGCGATCGGCGGTCCGCATTCCGGTAGGCGGAGTGTGCGCGGCACTCGGTCTTCGGAGACAATATTATGAATACTCGCGACGTTCAGGCGGCGCTGCTTTCGCTTGGCTATTCGCTGACGATCGACGGCGTTGCCGGGCCGAAGACGAAGACGGCCGTGCAGGCCTTCCAGCGCGGTCGCGGGCTTGCCGCCGACGGCATCGTGGGCCCGCAGACGGTCAAGGCGCTGCAGGCGGCCGTGGCGGAGAAGACGGAGCAGAAGGTGGAGTTGGGTGTCGTCCCGGCCGGTTGGATGCCGGCGGCCCGCCTCGAACGCATCATCGTTCACTGGACCGCCGGCAGCCATCGGGCATCAGGTCTCGACCGCAGCCATTACCATATACTGATCGAGGCGGACGGGAAGCTTGTGCGCGGAACGCCATCGATCGCTGCGAACGGCGTCGGTGCTTCCGGAACGCGCGCGAACCACACCCTGAACTGCAACACCGGGTCTATCGGCGTTGCGCTGTGCTGCATGGCCGGCGCTGTTGAGAGCCCGTTCCAGGCCGGCAGCGCGCCCATGACGGCCGCGCAGTGGAAAGCGCTGCCGCCGGTCCTGGCCGATCTCTGCCGGCGCTACAGCATCCCCGCAACGCCGAAAACCGTCCTGTCCCATGCGGAGGTTCAAGGGACGCTCGGGATCAAGCAGCGCGGCAAGTGGGACATCTCACGACTTGCCTTCGACCCCACCGTCGTCGGCGCTCGTGCTTGCGGTGACATCTTTCGATCCGAGACCCTCCGTTTCCACCACTCTTAGGTGGGATCGGGATTTTTCCCGTTCAGCTTTGCGCTCGGCGATGGTTCGCTTCAATCGCTCGCGCCGCAGGTAATGCGAAGTCGATAGGCCCTTTTTCATTTTCTCTTCCCGAGCGCCGCGCCTCGAGATCGGCATGCTTCGGAAATCGTCGCATCCCCCAAATGGAGGATGTCGCCCCGCCGGCGGCCGGCAGCCGCTCACCTCACCACCTCGGAGACCCATCATGATCCGCATCATCGCGGCGCTGGCGCTCGCCTGCGTCCTGACCGCCTGCCAGACGGTCAGCAACCCCGCCGCCTGGGGCCAGATCGCCGCCGGCACCGCTGCCATCGTCGGCGAGACGAAGATCGATCCCCAGATCGAGCGCATCAGCAAGAAGCTCGCGGCCTACTGCGCCGATGTGCAAACGGCGGCCATCGCGGTCGACATCCTCGCGCCGGAGAAGATCCAGAAGGCCGCCGTGGAGGCGAAGATCCTGGTCGCGACCGTCTGCGCCGCGCCGCCCTCGAATGTCGCCAGCGCGATCACCAGCCTCGCCGCGGCCTATGGCTCGATCGACGCCGCGCGGAAGGGAGCCTGATCGATGTTCACGATCGAGCAATTCTGGAGCTTGGTCCGCACTGTCCTGCAGATGGCCGGCGCGGCGCTCGTCACTCGCGGGTATCTCGATGACGGCAGCATGCAGGTGCTGCTCGGCGCGGTGATGGCGATCATCACCACCATCTACAGCGTCTGGATCCGCCGCAAGGCCGGTCTCGTCGCTGCCGCAGCCGCATTGCCGGAAGTGCGCGAGATCCGGACCACACCGGCTATCGCGGCCAAGGTCGAAGACCCAACCGTCACGGTCTCCTGATGCCGTACCGCAACCATCCCCTCCCGGTGAGGCTGTATCTCGGCATCCATGACCACTTCCCGGCCAGGCGCTCCGAATGGGTGCTGGCCGGCATCCTGATCGTGTGGGGCTGGATCCTGACCGGTCCGGACCAGACGTTCGCCGGCAACCGGGCATGGTCGCAGATGGCGGCGATCATGCCGGAGAACTCCTGGGGTTGGTTCGCCATATCGGTGGGCGCGTTCCGCCTGGCCGCCCTTATCGTCAACGGCACCTTTGCCGGTACCTGGTACGGGCGATGGTCCCCGCATGTCCGGGCGCTGGCGAGCTTCCTGACGTGCTTCCTATGGTTCCAGATCAGCTTCGGGCTCTGGAACTCCGATGCGGCGACGACAGGCCTTGCTGTGTACCCTGGCCTGCTTGTGCTCGACGCGATGAACATCGTGGCTGCGTCCAAGGACGCCGCGGGCATGGACAGGGCCGTGTCGGATGGATCCTAGCAAGCTCTCGACCGAGAACATCATCGGGACCGTCCTCGCCGGCCTCGGCATCGCCATCGTGGGTATCTGGAAGTACCTGTCGGAGCGGAAGGCGCCGACGGCGGCCAACGGGGATCGGATCATCCCCGGCGTGTCGATCGCCGACATGCAGCCAATCCGTGAGCTCGCTGCGGAACAGGCCCGCACGACGGCCGCGAATGAACGCATCGCAATCGCAGCGGAAGGGCTCCTCAAGCTCATGACGTCTCAGGCACAGGACGACGCGATCGAGGAAGAGGTCGAGCGACGGCTTCGGCAGCGTGAAGCGGATCGCCGAAGACGCACAACGCGCACATGA